GGATGTTCTGACATCAAGTTGTATATTTATGGTTTTCAAAACTTTTATGATAGTAAGGAACACAAACAAGAACGTTTATTACCTGACAATGTGGAAATATATGATGTATATGCAAATGAAGAACCTAAAGGAAAAGGGTTTGGTGAGAAGTTAATTACAGATTACATTAGAAAGATTAAACCTGACATTGTTATAATATACAATGACCTTGTTGTAATTAATTCTCTAATTGAGAACATTAAACAAATGCCTGAACGTGATTCATTCAAAATGATTCCTTATATTGACCTTGTATATAAGAATGAGAAGAACGCTTTGATTAAGAACATTGATAAACTTTGTGATGGCGGTATTATGTTTACTAAGTATTGGGATGAAATTGTCAAATATCAAGGATTCACAAAGAGAACTCACATTCTTGAACATGGATTCAATCAGGAACAGTTTTATCCAATTCCTAAAAAGTTGTGTCGTAAGTTCTTTAACATTAAGGAGGACGATTTTGTAATTGTCAATCTCAACAGAAACCAACCTAGGAAGAGATGGGACATATGTTTGATGAGTTATATTAAGTTTATTTCAAAGCATATGGATGAACCTATTCGTCTTCTAATTGCTACAAGCATGAACGGTGGATGGGACTTTTCAGATATGATAGTGTCTGAATGTAGAAAATACAATATTAATGTAGAAGACTTCAAGAAACATTTAATCATTTTACAAAACCCTCAACAAATATCTGATTTTGACATCAATGTCATGTATAACGTGGGTGATGTGGGTATGAACACATGTGATGGTGAAGGGTTTGGATTATGCAATTTTGAACAAGCTGGTGTTGGTGTTCCACAGATTGTTCCTAACATTGGTGGTTTTAAGGATTTTTTTATTAAGGGAAAGAACTCCTTATTGATTGACCCTAAATGGACATACTATTGTGATCACAGTAGAGATTTCGTTGCTGGTGAAGCCGAGGTATGTGATATTGATGATTATGTAAGTGCCCTTGAATACTATTACACACATAAAGAAACCATATTGATTCATGGAGAACTAGCAAGGAAGAACATTCTAGAAAACTATTCTTGGAAGTCAAAAGGTGAAAAACTTCATCAAATCATTTTGGAAGAAACAAAGGGTATGAACGAGAAAGAAGAACCTGTTCAAATACAAAATGTGTCAATTGAAGAATTAATGAAAGAAAAAGAAAAACAAGAAAAAACAAGAAAAACAAAATAAACCATCTGTCGATGAAGAACTTGAAAATAGTAGAAGGTGGCGGAGAAGAAGACGAAAAGGAGGATGTTGATGTGGATAAATTAAGTGTTGATGATATGAAAGAGATGCTGAAGAAAATGCTTAAAAATTGATATTCTTTAAAATAAATTATACAATTTATTAACTCATGGCAGACACCATTGTTCCCAAGTTTATTACCACATTATTCAAAAATGAAATAGAACGGATTCATAAAGTACTTTTATATGAAATATCCAAGGATTACAAAATACCATTGGATGATTTAAACAAAAAATATATTCCCACAGTTGACATTAACAATGACAACATAGTCATTGTTAGAAAACGAAACTACAATATAAACTTACCTATTGAACAAAGATGTATAGCTTTTAATTCAAAACACAAACAATGTAAGAGGTCTAAAGGAACACACGAACATTTTTGCAATGTTCACATGAATCATCAAAAACACGGAACAATAGGCAATTTGATTCAAAATAAAGGAAAAACAGATATAACAAACAATGGTAGGAAAAAGTTGTACTAACAAACAAGTTGTGTACTAGCATTGATATGGTTTTTTATCAATCTTACAAGGTTTCATTTTCACAATAGGAATTGGTTGAGATTGGTCAACGTTAATGTTGGCGGGTATGTCATCTTTGTGGGCTGGAAGTTTTCTTCTTGTCCAATTATTGAAGTATTGGTGGTTTTCTGTACATACTATTGGAACGTTGTGCATGAGGTCATCTTGTAATACAAGGTAATTGTGATATGTGTTCAATTTGTCAGGCGTTTGGTAGAAATGAGTTGTTGGGCAGTCATATCCATGACAAAGAGATACGTCATTGTTTTGGATTCCTTTCAGTGCACAAGAACCTTGTACAATATAAGGTTGTCTCAATATTTCGTTCTCTAATTGAACATCACTATGACATTTTAGAACAATATCATTTATATTTTGATGGTTTTGAATATCTCTTCTCTGTTCATTTCAATTCTTGGATATGCTTACAGTTCAATCTTTCAAACTCTTCATACAACATTTTATTTATAATATTTGGATATTATATTATCCAAATATTCTTTCTCCATCTTATTTAATTCATTTTCAAAATACACTTTATTGCTTTTTGTATTTTTGACACTGTTTTTTTTTGTTATGAACGTAAATACTTGTATTGTCATCATGTATCAAGCGGATATACATTTTAGGATCATTATCGTAAATATATGTTTTCATATGTTTTAATGCATAATTTTTTACTTTTACGTCTTCTGAGGTCGATACATGTTCGTATTCCAAGAATGGATTATGGACGCTGAAGAATGTCATAAATCCAGATTTCATAGTCATCTTAAAAGAAAAGTTATTCGTTTTATTATATTCAATTCTATTTTGGAACATCAAAAACTCAGCTTTATTTTTTATTCATTATATGAACCATTTTTTTTATGTAATTGGATGAGCGGTAATCATCGTCATCCCATGTTGTCCAAATGGCGTTAGGTGGAACGAACTGTAATGACATGTTTTCGCAATTCACCCAATGTCTTATCCTCTTTGTCAACTAAAACTTCCAAAACAGTTGTATCCTTGGATTCTTTTTTAATTAACCGTTCCTTTGATTGATTCAAAATAATAAGGTTTTTTGTTCTTGTATGTCTGTTGCTTAAAGTTTTGAATACTTTTCCTGGCCATGGATAATCGCTCTTTGTTGTATCCTGTAACCATCAAACAATACACTGGACGTTCTTCTTTATTCCATAAAATGTTAATTACAAATATCATTTGAACAAACAATAATACAAAGGACAATAAACATACCATATAAGTTTTATTCCAATTAAACATATTCAATTATAATTAAAATGAGATATTTTATATTAATTATATTTTTATCGATTATTGTATTATACTTTTGTTTAAACAAATCACAAATAGAACCATTGTCGTATTACAGGTTTGATAAGGAAATGACAACAAATAACAATTCATCAATTGAGTTAATCCAACCATTCAAATCACTTTTTAAAAAAACATAAAATCACCGAAGCAGAAAATTTTAAAAATGCAAATATTATTTTTTTTCACACTGCTCACAGATTACATTCACATGTATCCAAAATTGATTAATGTGAAGAAACCATTGGTCATCTACAGTATAAGAAGTATAGACCTTCTTGCAAATAAAGCTACGCTACACGCTATTTTGTCAAATGATAAATCAACGCATAAAAAATATACTCCTTCCACATACATATTGAATGACAAATCTGATTTCAACAAACTTATTAATGATTTTGATGATTCCAAGTTGTATATCCTTAAAAAGAACCTGCAACGTCAAAAAGGTTGCACAATTACAAACAATATTGAATATGTTCAAACCGCTTTGCAAAATAAATACGTTGTTTGTCAGGAGTTATTACAAAACCCGTTTTTGATAAGTGGTCATAAGATAAATTTGAGGTTATACATGTTGATCATTGCCAAAAAGAAAGCTAAGTTTTTGTTTATACAATAATGGTTTCATGTACTACACACCGAAGAAGTTTGTTAAAGATTCTATAGATAAGGATAGACATATAACATCAGGATACATTGACAGAAGTATATATGATAAGAATCCTTTGACAGTTAAAAATTTGTATAATTTCTTAGGAATTGAGAAAGCAACGAAACTTAAACGGAATATTGCAGAAATGTTCAAATATGTAGCCAGTTCGTACGAACCAGTATTATTGAAGAATGATTCAAACAAACATTTGAACTTTGCGATAATGGGTTGTGATGTTGCTGTAGATGACAAGTTAGGTTGTAAGATTATGGAAATCAATAAAGGACCAGATTTATCATATAAGGATGAAAAAGACAAGGCTGTGAAGATGCAACTCATAAAAGATACAATGCATAAAATTGGTTTAATTCACTCACCAAATAATAATTTTATTGATTTAAACTAAAACATGATACACTCTACATTCAATACAATGAGCGATTTGAAAGGATACAGCAACACAAAATATAACAACAAACCCGTAATAGTATTAGTCTACATGAACGGGTGTCCATATTGCGAAATGATGAAAAGCGAATGGCAATCATTCAAAAACAAAGATGTGATTAACACCATTGATGTGAACTACGAACTTATGGATGAATTGAACAAAAAGAACAACTCTCTATTCTTACCAACATCTTCTTATCCAACTATTTATTCAAATGTCAAAAATACAGAATACAATGGAAATCGTTCAGCAATTTCTTTAATTGAATTCTCAAAAGACATGAAAGAAATACACAACGCTAATAAAATGAAGAAAGATGACAAGAAGGATGACAAGAAGGATGACAAGAAGGAGAAGAAGGATGACAAGAAGGAGAAGAAGGATGACAAGAAGGAGAAGAAGGATGACAAGAAGGAGAAGAAGGATGACAAGAAGGATGACAAGAAGGAGAAGAAGGATGACAAGAAGGATGACAAGAAGGAGAAGAAGGATGACAAGAAGGAGAAGAAGGATGACAAGAAGGAGAAGAAGGATGACAAGAAGGAGAAGAAGGATGACAAGAAGGAGAAGAAGGATGACAAGAAGGAGAAGACTAAAAAGATTAAAAAGATTAAAAAGTAATTTAAAATTAAACAACGGAAAGATATTTAATTAAAAATGACCAGTCGTGATGTCATAGTGAGGGAGTATTTGAGACAACAAGCGAATATGATTAATGGTGACGAGTTTACTGATAATCTTACAAATGATGGGCAAATCAATGTGCATCATAATCATCAAATGGTAGTATCTCATAGTCAACAACCTTCTTCTGAAGAGGAACTTGCAAAGTTCAAGGAAGAGGTTAAATCATGGTTGAAACTTGATAATGAAGTTAAAGCAATCAATGCGAAGATTAAGATACTTGATAATGAAAGAAAACATCGTAAGAAATTGATTGATGTCTTCTCAGCGAACATTCTTAGTTTTATGAGTAGTAATGAGATTGACGAACTAAACTCTAAGGATGGAATTATCAAGTACAAGAAGAGCATGGTTAAGAAACCGCTTACACAAAAAGAAATTAAACAAAAACTAAAGGAACAGTTCCAGAATATTATGGATTCTGAGCAAATTATTGAAACTGTGTTTAAAGGCGGTGAGAAGGTTCCTAAAGTGACTCTTAAGCGTTCTTCTTGAACCGTTTTAAGCGTTCTTCTTGATACTTATTTTTATATGAAACATTAATTTGATTTAATGTTTTAGTAAAGCGTTCCAACTGATTATATAAGAAAATGATTATATTAAAATGAATTACGTAAAAAAAAAGAATTACATATTGATTGATAGTCGTGATAGGAATTTAACTATTCATCCTGAGCCAAATACGTATGTTTTGAAGTTAAATGATGTTGTTAAGAATATATTTTCTGTAAAGTTAGTATATGCTTTGTATCCTAAACATGGGAATGAGTTTTATACAAATGTACATATTGAGGAGTTTGCACCGAACGCTATATCAAACAATCAGTATTTGATGGAGTCATTTACACAAATACCTATGATGAATTATTATAATGAGTATAAGTCTGAGTTGTCTGATAAGATTGGGAAATATTTTGAATTACCGATTCCTAAATTGACACAATTGACTATTAAATTCATTAATTATGGTGGAGAACTAGCTGTGATGGGTGAACATTTCTTGAAATTTGAAATTGAACACTTAGTATACGATGGACCACCGGAAATGAATAAACTTACTTTGACGAATATATTTAACCTCAGGGGTAAATATAATAAAAAGGATTTGAACAGAGCATACAAACGATTGCGTGGAAAAGCAACCACTCAAGAGGATATTGAAAAGATTAAGACAGAATATTTACGAATGTATGATAATATGGAGATGGAATAATCTATTCATATTCTTTCCATGTAATGGAAGCTTGGAGCTCAGCAGGAGCATTCACATAGTATGCTACAAGAGTAAGGTGGTCAGACACACCATCAATATCAGAGTAAAGAACAGTTGTATCAGATTGCAGGTTGATTTCAGTGACTGTGTTTCCATAGATGTATCCACTTGATATCAATGATGTCTTTACAGGAAGAGCAGCATCAACAACTTCTAAATATCCGCTTGTGTCAAATGTTTCCGCAACGTTGTCCCATTGTTGAACAGATTCCAATGTTATAATTTCTGTATGTGAAATTGTATCTGTGAATGTTCCATTAGGATCAGTTGCTCTTGGATTATACTCAATAGCACCATCACCATTTCCTACACCACCTGTAACACTTTCAACTGTTTGAACCTTACCATTTCTTATCAGTTTCCAGAGAACTATACCTGTTGTTTCCTTGTTAATAATGTGAATCTTTTCAAGTTTAAGTTTACAACGGTTGTATGTTGGGTTAAGTCTTATGTTAAACAGAACATCAACAGGACTATTAATATTTATTTTTCTAAAGTGTTTATCCCTACATATGTAGTTGTTATAAGTTGTTTGTGAAAAGTGTTTTTCGTTGGATAATACAACAGCGTTATTTTGAACCATGCTCAAAGGTGATGTGAATCCCCCCGCAATATTAGATTGTGATACTTCCCATCTTATGGGCAATTTGACAAAATATTCAGAATCGTTAAACTCATGAATTAAGATGGCAGCACCTTCATGCATTACACCTACTTGCATAAATGTCTTTGGTAATGTTCCACATCTGAAAATGAACGTATTCATCTCACCGGCATCCAGTCTAATCCCAGATGGACCAAGTGTATCACAAGTATCTACGTTCCAGTTTTCTTGAAGAACTTCAACAGAAACACCATTAATCATTTTTACAATGCTAAATTGGTCTTCAAGAACAGTGTTATTGGTTGCTTTATATTGAATATAAAGACCATCCGTTTCATCAAATGTACCTATTCTTGATGTCAACACATCTCCAATATCACCTATTTCACCAGGAGGTAGATTATGAGCTCTTAATAATGGGTCAAGATTTTCAACAAACTGAACATTTGTTGTAGAACTTTTAACTAATACACCAGATACTAGTGAAATGTTCAATTTACCAGAAGGTATGTTCACATACGCCTTACTTTGTCTAATTATTTTGTTACTATCACCAGCAACTGTTATATCATTAATGTTCATTGAAACAAAATGTTCTGTGGCATCATGTGCTATGGTGGCTGTTCCAGTTCTAGAAACACCTTGATCAATCTTCTCTGTTATGTGGTATTCGTTCTTGTCAGTGTTCACACTCAAGTCTAAAACCACATCGGCTTGTTCCATCTCATTCACACTTATAATTTCATTTTGGACTTCTGTCATCATCATATCAATAATAATGGTAATAAGCTTGTCAATACCACCATCAAGAGGGTCAATAAGAGGATGTGCTACATCAGCAAATTTAATATATTTTACATAACTATCGTTCTTTAAGAAAAACGTATCAGCGTTATCCTTTTGAATTACCAAATTATTCTTCAACATGTATGAAACCACCTTTGTTGTTTTATCTTCAATTCTTATATGTTGCTTATCGGAATATATGTACACAAATTTATTACTCATTTTATATTTACCAGACAAGATATGTTTTAACGTAATTTATAAAGGATTAAAATTTTTCAATAATTATTTTTAAACTGTTGATTTAACCTATTCTCCCTATCATTATATTCAGTTTCAAAGTAAGCAGGATCTATATCACTGTCATCGTCACTACTCTCTTCATCACGTAAATCAATCAATGTCTTATTAAAATACCCTAAATAGTTCGGGTCATAGTTAGGATTTAGTGTTGATTGGTCAAATATATTCTTCTGACTGGGTCTCAAAAACTTTATCGTCATTATAAAGTGCAAATCAATATTCTTAAAGTCATACAGAAGACCATCAGATTTTCTCTCAAAACGAAACTTCATCTTAGTCAACTTACCAATTGGATGAAACTCTTTATATTTGATTGAAAAGAACTCTGTTCTACCTGATGCATAACCTTGAACGTCAATATTCAACAATCCTAAACCTGGTGAGAACTCCTTGACATCATAACTACCCCGCAAATGATTTTCAATCTCATCACAACGCAAAATTAAATAATTTTCTGATGCCAAGTTAAGCATTCCTGGTGATATGAGACCAAACTCCTTGATGAAGACATATGTAAGATTATAATTAATATTTATACCATCCAATCCATTATATATGTGTACAGGATATTCTGCATTTGATATCAACTTACAAACTATCCTGGATGAGACAGTAAACTCATTAGTCTCCTCATCAACTACTTTTTCAATTGGTAAATCCATATTTATGTAATTAAATATACTGGTGTCCAATGAATCATTACTAAAACGCAAGAATGCCTTATTAATGGTCAAATCCTTCTCATAGGATAGAATGATTTCACCCATGTATGATTCGTAATCAGTATCAATCCTCGTCATACGCAATATGAAAATGTCATTCTCATTGATATCAACATCATTCTCCAACATAACCTCAATATCAATCTTCATAAATGTTCCTGTGTTGGTTCGTGCATCATATATCCGCAAATGTTCTTGAATGTTAATATCAACAGAATTATTCTTATCACAAATTGTAGTGGAATTGTCTCCTGACAAATCATTGAAAATGTAAACAACATCATCATCTTCCTCATCAAGTGAATATACAGGTTTGGATATAAACATCTTATCTGTTTCTGGTAAATTGCTCATATCCACAAAATATGTATACCCAATGGATACAAATATTTCCAAATCTGCGACATCAAGTTTATCAACAAATACATTTGTTATCGTAATTGTATAAATGTGATTTGGTTTTAGGATCAATTCTGTATTTGGTTTTGATTCAAATAGTAAGCCATCAATTGTTATGTCATCAAGAATGTTGTTAAAAAGTGTATTGGTCAGATTGGTGAATACGAATCTATTAGTGGATTTGTCCTTAATAGAAATTGTAATTACGGAGTTGTCATTGGTCTTATTTTTTTGGTTTGAGGAAATCTTTAAACATTGAACAAATGAACCCATATTATATTTGCAGTCATGGAGATATTCAAAAGTTATTACATTACTTGTATCAAACATTGTCAAACCATCAATGACTTCTTCTGTACCATTAATGTTTGTAGGCACTCTTGTGGTAATTGAAATTGGATTTGAAAATGTAAATGGTGTCGTGTTGTCCAGTGGAATGGTATTAACATTCACATACGTATTAAATACATTTGATGTGATTGAATATTTATAACTTTCAGATTCCTTGGGATATTGGTCAAAACCTAACAAATTAAATACTGTTGATTTTGACATTTCTAACATAAACGGTTGAGCATTTACAAAACGCACAACAGGGTAATCACTCTTACCACGCTCAATGTATAAATCGTTATCGTATACGTTTTCATAATTATCCACTGAAAACAGATGCTCCTCTGCAAAGAATTGTGAATTCATACGTTTGTAGAATGATTCAGCTGTAGAATAATCCTGAATAACGAACTCTATCTGTGATTCACCAACATCATTTAATGTTCTAAAACCACATTTAAAATACATTAAATTGTTGTTGTATTCCATCATAAACATTGTTCTTGGGATAGTAGTGTCAAGTATTTCAATTCCATATACAAAATGAAACGGTTCATTGAATACAATGGAAAACTCGGCAGGTGATGGATACAACTTTTTGTCTCTTTTGGAACTATCCACGAAGAGAACAATGTTTTCCTTCGTGCTGTTTTTATACAAATAATCTATATCCTCTATGGGCATTTTTTAATTGTATATAACCTAAACAAAAATATTTTAAATATATAATCTTAATGGAATCGGTTTTAACTGATTGTAAAGAAATTGAAAGAAGTTCTTTCATTAATACAAAATCAAATGTAAAAATAGCAACAAATGTAGGGTACATAATCACCACAAGTTTTGAAGCAATAATTAAATTGACTAACAATAACTTTACAAAAACAAAATTAAGTAAAACATCTCACGAAGACATATTTTTATCATATTTGTATGAAACACATAACAACAATTTAATAATTACACAACCATATCTCATAAACTTTTGGGAAAAATATGAAAACAATGACTTACATGTTATTACTAACATTAATAAATTTAACAAAACTGATTTCAAAAAATATACCACAACTGTTATTTCTCATTCTATGCTCAACCAACAAATACATAAAATATATACAATACCGTTTAAAAGAATAATTTTACATAATTGTTCCAAAAAGTATTTTCACAACAAAATTCATTGTGATTTTAAATGGTATGTATTCGCAGACAGACATTTGTTAAATAAAAGTATTAGAGACTGTCCAGATGAAATTATCAAATACATATTAGTTGAAGATGCTTCATCAAACTCACAAAGTGTTTCCACTGAAATTGTGTACTGTAAAAAACCTATTGAATCATTAACGTTAGATGGATTAGTTGATAATGTTATTCTTGATAATGTTAATAAGTTTAATATAAAAAATATAATAAAACATTTGACAGATCCGTCAATTAAAAGTGAAAAAGACGTAATAAAATATGTTTTGAGAAGATTTAACGAACAAATCAAAAATATTGAAACAAGTGAATATTGCATTGAACAGATGATGTTCGCAAGTCCAGAAGATAAGAAAAACAAATTAGAAAACATGTCGAAGAAAAAGAATATATTACTTGATAAGAAGAATGAACTTACAAAAAGAATAACCGACAACAATCTTTGTTTCATATGCTACTCTAACATTGAAATTAAAACAATTCTAAAGTGTTGTTCAAACAACGTTTGTTTTGAATGTATAAATAAATGGATAAAAAACAATGATACTTGTCCACTATGCAAGCAGTCGCAAATTAAATACTTTATTGTAGATAATAATGAAAATAGTGAAACTGAAACAGTCAAGTTTGAACTTTCAAATGATAATTCAATATTTGAGAACTTCCAAATATTAATATCATCCATTCTGACATTACACTCTAATAGAAAAGTAGCTATTATCGGTCATGAACAACTATTTTTACGAAAGTTTGAAAGCATATTGAAGAATATAAATGTGAACTTTGTAAAATTCAAAGGTAATCACAATATATTGAAGCAAAAGATGAACTCTTATGAACAAGATAGTTTAAATGTTATAATAATTGATTATTCTAAGGTTGACTATGGCATTCCAATGGATTATGTCACAGATATAGTGGTTTTGTCAAAAGATTTAAATATTGACGCATTCAATAAACAATGTAAAAATGTTGAGAATAACTGGTTCCTTTTATATGAATGATTTATTCCAACATAAATGTTCCTACAGACTTGTTATGTTCATTTAAGTATGCTTCATACTTTTGAAAATTTGAAATTCGCTTTTGTTCTCTTTTATTATTCAAATTGTTGAGTTTCTCATAATATCGTTTTTCTTTGTCTGTAAGTTCAAAATTTTCGTTCTTACGTTTGGTCTGTATATCATCTATGCTCTTAAACTCTTGTCTTGCACTTACCATCTCCGGTTCAATCAATTTTGATGTTGTATGAGCATACTGGTAATCCATGAATTGTAGTTTATGCATGTCATCATTCCTACCCGAAAAGTCATTAACAGTTTTACCCAATTCCTCAAATTGTAGTTTACTTAATACACTTCCTTCTGGTTCTTTATACTTCTTAATTTTATAGTGCTTCTCTGATGTTTTTACTTCCGGCTCATTAATAAAGCTGTCATAACCCTTCTCAAAGTTTTCATCTCTTGTCCTGTTTGCATCAAAGAACTTATTAAACTTCTCGTTGTGTCCATCAGTAGCTTTCTGAAACCTGTCCGTATCCACATTAGGCGCCTCTTGTCGGTAGTTATTCTTCAATTCGTTAAAATCCTTCTGGTCTTCCTTTGCTTTCAAATCTTTATGAATAGCCTTGAAACTATAAACCATCAAATTAAAAATGTTCTTATCACCACCTTTGTCAGGATGATACTTCACAGCCATCTTCTTAAACTGCTTCTTTAATTGTTCAATATTACAATCTGGTGCAACATTTAATATATTGTAAGGAGACACACCGCCTTTGTCCATAGTTATTATTAAATAAAAGTATTTAAAAAGTTTTAAATCAATCTCATTAATGGATGATTCAAATTTCTACGAATTGCTTAATGTTGACAATAATAGTTCAATTGATGAAATTAAGAAACAGTATAAACACCTTGCTTTAAAGTATCACCCAGATAGAGAAGGTGGAAATGGTGATAAATTCAAGGCAATAACGAAAGCATACGAAACTCTTTCTGATATTGAAAAAAGATATGAGTATGATTCAAAACAGGTGAAATACGAGGGGTCTCAGAAGATACACAGTTTCTTTGAGAACATCTTTGAAGCAGAGGAAGAACAACAGAAAATTACGATAAAAGTATCATTAAACGAGATACTTTATGGATGTTACAAAAAGTATATTGTTAGTGTCAAGACACCTTGTATCCATTGTAGAGAGACAGGTATAACCAATCCTGATAAAAACACTATTCAATGTAGGGAATGTTTTGGTAAGGGTATCCATCCAATGATGTCATTCCTGTCTTGTATGACATGTAATGGAAAGGGTGTTTTCATCATCCAAAATGTTCCTTGTAAGGTTTGTAATGGAGAGAAACATTTAAGAAAAACAGATGAACGAGTTATTTATTTGAAACCAGGAATCTCAAACAATGAAATAATGACTATATCAAATTCAGTGGTTTTAATAATTGAACATAATTATGAGAACGAATCATTAAAAATTAAAGACATGGATGTTCATGTGTGTATGGAATATAACACTCATGGAACTATTATGTGGATTTTCTAAAGAGTTGACATTTGGAGATGAAGTGTTCTATGTCCAAAGTAAAAAGGTTTTTGATGTTAACAAACCTTTAAAAGTTAATAATAAAGGCATTGCTGAAAAAGGGGATTTGTTTATAATGTTCAATTTGATAATTGACGCATCAAACAAATTATATGAGAAGTTAGGTGTTTCGTTAAATATGTTATGTAAGAACAATTTAGAATTTAAATCTCCTGACGAATCCAATGTAATAGATGTTTGCTAGAATACATAGCATAGCCAACACCAATACAAATATAACAAAAGGATTTGAAACCAATAAATGCTCTTCTTGTGATGGTCCTTCAATCTTTGATGAAGGACACATTGCCTCATTGAATTCATTCTTTTTCATGAATGTTGAGATCGCTTCATCTAGCGTAAGAACCTTCTTTTTAAGTCTTTTATTAACAATGTTGTGAAGATTAAATGTCCATTTGAATAGTTCATCCTTGTTCTTAAGAAAGTTAGCATGTAGCGGGTATTCGTTGTCAAGAGTTTCTTTTAGGTGGTTACGACAAGTGTGACAAGGTAATACTTTATACAAGTTTGTGAAAAATGAATGATATGTTTTTTTGTCCTCTTCAGTGGGTTCATCCGGATAAGCTAATGCAATGAAATGAATGCTTGCCCACATGTGTTTACCCCATACAACAGGATCCATAATTTATTATTTATATTTTGATGAGGAAATATTTAAAACAATAAAATGTAAAGGTATTGTATGTCATATAATAATGAATTTTCACTATAATGATAATGGTAAAAAAGATATCATTTGTATTAATTGTGGATACAGCGGTCACACCTCAAAAAATTGCAACTTTCCAATAACCAGTTTTGGAATCATTTCATACAAAAATGTTGACAAACAACTTTACTATTTGATGGTTCAAAGAAAAGATACGTTATGTTATACTGAATTTATAAGGGGTAAATATGATATTAAGAATATTCGATACATTACAAAATTATTAAAGAACATGACCAAGTTTGAACAAAATAAACTTTTGAATAATGATTTTGACCATTGTTGGAATACGATGTGGGTAAACAACTCAAACAATATGAGAAAGGAATACAACAACAGTTCTAATAAGTTTAAAATGTTGAAGACCGGATACAAAATAAAATCCAAGAACGAAGTTATTGAAATTACTCTTGATAATCTTATCACTGACGAATGTTTGATTGAGACCGAATGGGAGTTTCCTAAAGGAAGAAGAAAAATAAATGAAAAGGACATTTTTTGTGCATTAAGGGAGTTTGAGGAGGAATCGGGTATTCATAAGAATTTGTTGCTTGTTGAAGACAATTGCAAACAGTATGAAGAGATTTTTGTTGGAAGTAATAATTTAAGATACAGAAACATTTTTTACATTGCTTCATATACCAAAAATAACATATATGATACATTTTACAATTCAAGAAACAATGACCAAATTAAAGAAGTTATGGACGTTAAATGGTTTCCTTATGATGTTGTATGTGAAAAGATTAAAACAAAAGTTGAAAAACTTGAATTATTTAAAAGAGTTCATTCACAAATTTCAAAAACTAAAAATATCGCATAAGTATAATAATATATATGGCACATTTCAAATCAAGCAATGAACTTAAAAATTATGACAACAAATATTTCATTAAAAAACCTGTTAAAGGTAATGGTGATTGTGCTTACATTTCATTTTTAGACTCTATGAAAACACTTTATCCAGATGTTTCCATACCTCAAACATCAACAGAATTAAGAAGAGAAGTTTTACTTTTTATAAAATCAAACAAAACGAAGTTCGCCAACACAAAAGAAGTATTCAACAGAGTGAAGAGCGGGATTAAAGTTTTAGGTTCAGGTTGGGCTGAAAACGAGGAACTTGAATCTCTCGCTATTATGTACGACGTCTGTATAGCCGTGTGGTCAGAACTTGAATCTGTATGGATATATTTTCAACACAAGGGTATACCATTAAATAATATTGGAATAGATGGATGTACCAGATTAATATACCTATTCAATTCAAGCAACTTCGATCTACATGAAATAAAAGATAAACAATTATCTAATATATATTCCAACGAAAATCAAAGACATGGTGTTCACTATGAGTATATGTTACCTAGACAAAGTATTATTGTATATAGCAATACAGAAGACGACGAAGAAAACGCTAATCCTTTAATCATTGATGATGACGAAGAAGAAGACGAAGAAGACGACGAAGAAAACGCTAATCCTTTAACTATTGATGATGACGAAGTTTCTGATGACAACAGTGATAATGATACAGACATTGACGATGATGATGAAAACATGAATGACGTGGATCTTACGGAATCTGACAAAAAGGATATACAGAAAGTGAAGTCATTATCAGTAGAGAAGAGATTTGAACATTTCAAACGTGTGATTGAAACTTTTGATACCACTCAAAACTATGAGGATGTGCAGAAGATGTTGCATATATCCAAACTGTTAAAACCTGAAAATAATGAACATCGTCTGGAAGGACACGCTGAATATTTTGTAGATATTAAAAATGAATATCCTATTGACAGCTTCACGTTTACAAAGAATCAAACGTTCTTAAAGAAGTTCCTATCAATGGATACTTCAAATGTTGGTTTGATGCTATTTCATGGAGTTGGTGTTGGAAAAACGTGTTCATCTATTCTAATTGCTGAAAACTTTGTTAATATTTTTGAAAACAAGATTTTGGTTTTATTACCAAGTAGTTTGGAGAGTAATTATAGAAAAGAGTTATTTGATATGACAAAATTGGATTATGAAAATAAGACATATGAATCTTGTAGTGGAAAACGATATTTGGATTTAATACCCAATTGGACAAAAATAAGTAAGACTGAGATTAACAAAAAGGTTCAAAAAATGATTAGTCAGGAATACAGTTTCTATGGTTACTTGAAGATTGTTAATGTGGTTGAAAATATAAAACGCAAGAGTAAGGAGAAGTTTGGTAAAGATGATGCAAAAAGAAATATGTTTGTATTCTTAACCGTAAGAGATATGTTTTCCAACCGTGTTATTATAATTGATGAAATACACAACATTCGTTTATCTAATGAGAAATCAATGAAAAAGTTCCCAAAGATTCTTCAATTCATATTAAGGTGTTCTGAAAACGTTCGTTTAGTGTTATTGTCTGCAACACCAATGTTTGACAACCCAGATGAGATCTCTTGGCTTATGGATTTCTTATATATAACCGACAAACAATACAGTCATGAAGACACATCCATTGAATTTGACAAGAAGGGGTCTTTAACGGATTATTCTGTTAAAAGATTACAACACTTCTCAAAAAACTACGTATCTTATATGAGAGGATACAATCCTGAAACATTCCCTGTTAGATACTTTGCTGATTCAAACACCTTCATAAAGAACTTTATTCATCCAAAAAAGGATATGATTACTAAAAACAAGATACAACCAATAGATATGAAAGATTACAAATTTGTATTTTCTGAATTGACAAATCACCAAAAGAAAATTTATCAAATGAATGAAAAAAAGGAAAAGGATGTTGAGAACGACATCCAAAACAAAATACAATTGTCAAATATTGTTTATCCCACAGATGATGATGATATTCGCATGTCCAAAGGTAAAGCTGGATTTCTTCAAAACTTCAATGTAAAAGATAGCAAGAACTTACAAGTATCGTATATTAACCCAAAGAATGAATTCCTTTCCCCAAAACAATTAAACAAATATTCATCCAAGATTTCAAACATTATAGAAAGTGTGACAGAATCCGATGGTTTGGTTATCATTTATTCAAAATACTTGTATTCCGGTATTATCCCTTGTGCTATAGCCTTAGAACACTTAGGGTTCAACAAATACAATAACAAAAACATTTTGTCAAAAACAAAAACAAAACATAGTGGTGCATCATATATTATTATTACAGCCGATGATTCTCTATCACCAAACAATGTTGACGAATTAAACAAATTTAATGATGAACAAAACAAAAAAGGCAATAACATAAAGGTTGCTCTAATTAACGAAATTGCATCTGAAGGCGTCACCTTCAAAAACGTTCGTGAAATACACGTATTGGAACCATGGTATAACATGAACAAGATTGAACAAATTATTGGTCGCGGTGTAAGATACTTCAGTCACCATGCCTTACCCAAGGAGGAACGCAACGTTGCCATATATCTACACATAAACACATTGAAAGACAGTGATATAGAGACTATTGATTATAGACGATACAGATTTGCAATTAAAAAACAGGACAAAATTAATCAGGTTGAGAATATTTTAAAAGAAAATGCTTTAGATTGTGTATTAAATAATACTAATGAAAAATCAATAACTATCAAAAATGAAATGATTGATTCAAAAGGTAAAAAACGATTGATTGAAACTGAATACGATAATATTAAGTGTGCTCACAAAGTAAAACCTAACAAGAGTAAATACACAAACTTAAGAATGTTATTGTTTGATACTATAGAAGTCAGTAAACAAATAAAACATGTAATTGAAAAGCATGCATTATATGCTTTCGATGTTAAGAAACTAAATGAGTATTTTGACAATGATTTGATGGAAAATGCATTGAAACATATGGCTAAAACAAAAATGATAATCACAATTAAGAATGTTAAAGGATATTTGATAAATAATAATGGTTCATATTTCTTCCAACAGAAGGATATTGATGATATTAAGATTAACTTGATAGATAGAAAACAACAACCTAAGAAGTATATAAGTCATTTTGTAGTTTCTGAAGGTAAAAAGGACAAGACTACTACTTTTAATACAGAAGAAAATGTATCAAATGATATTAATAAAACTATAATAAATGAACAATTGGATAAAATGTTCAAATCATTCGAAAACTTACTAAACATTTCATTTGCAAACAAAAGTGAAATACAATTGAACCTCGTTGCTGATATGGTGGTAGACAGAATACCCAAAGATTTAATTAATGACATTCCTTCCATTAAAAATGAAAGATTGATTGATTCTCTCAAAAGAGGAAATTATCTAATTCTTAATGATAAGAAACCTGTTGCATTCTACGATATGTATACTAATTATTTTAAGGCAGTCAACAATAAGAAAAAATGCAACTTGGAATTGAACGATAAATATCAAAATCAAGTTAAACAACATCTTGCAAATCATGATGATGACAACACACTTGGTTTTATAGACATAGTTATGAATAAGGACAAGACCACACATGAACCAAAATCTAAAATTAAACATATGGACAATTTGAAGAAAAAAAAGAGCACATTTGGATCTGCTTGTATAACCACTTCATCCATAACAATTAACATGCTAAAGGAAAGTATTATTGAATATGACAATAAGTTGAATTTGGAAAAGACAAAGAAAGAAACATTGTGTATATTGTATGAATATAACCTGCGTAAAAATAATAAATACTTAAGAACCATTGAACATAACTTAATTAAAAATTGAATATTTGTTCAATTTATTTAAAAGCAAATTTTATATTTTAATAATTAATTAAAATAATAATGAACAACTTTATTGATATTAAGATTCGGGATGTGGTGAAGATTGCTCCATATTTGTTGAATTCCGAATACAAGAATAATATTTTGAAAATTCTCAAGAGCAAGTATGAAGGTTTATGTTCTAAATTTGGATATATTAAACAAAATAGCATCCGTATTGTGAAAATTACAAAGGGAACAATTGAATTAAGTACATTTCACGGATACGTTTTATTTGATGTTGAGTTCATGTCAAGTATTTGTAATCCTGCTAAGGGAAGTATAGTGAAGTGTAAGGTTCAAAATATCAATGCGTTTGGTGTGTTATGTACATCAGGAATAATTGAAGATGGTACATATCACAATATATTGAACATTATTATTCCTAAACATAACTCTCAATTAATTGATAATAGTGAGGTTGTTGAGAATGTTTCTATTAATGACGATGTCAATGTTGAGATACTTGGTAAGAAGTATATATTGAACAATAAGAACATTAATGTATTTGGTAAAATAATTGATAATAATACAACTGCTGATGCTAATCTGGATACATACAACAATGAGTTAGAGTTGGATGAAGAAGAGGATGTATTGGATGAGGATGCTGAACTGGATGAAGAAGATAATGAAAATGAGGATGAGGATGAAAAGAGCGACAAAGAGTCTGTTTTGTCAGATGTAGAAGAGGACGCCTTAGATGAAGATGAAGTTGTTGAAGTTGATGATGTTTCTGACGTTGAATCTGATGCTGGTAGTGATTTTTATTGATTTAAGTAAAAAACCCGTTAGATAATATACAATGGGAAACCAAAATGAATAAGAGAAAAAAACTCATCAACGAATCTTCCAAGCTCAATCAATGTTCAAAGATTGAGCTATTCAATTTTATTAATAATACCATTAATCTTGCATTCATGGAGAATACTAATGGTATTTTCTTTTCTTTGAATGATGTGGACGACGAACACATTGATGCTCTTTTGTTAAAGATTCAAAAACTAAAAGAAACAGAGGAGAAACACACTGAAACAAATAATATAAATGAAAATAAGTCAATGTTGTCAGATACATATGTTCATAACGATGATGATTCAAGTGCAGAAAAAGGAGAGTCAATTGTTGTGAATACATGTAAAACACCATCATTCAATTATGATAAGAACATTGCTAAAGAGTTGGAAAATCATATTAACAAAAGTTGTAAAAAAAGCATACATGTTAAGTATTCTTTAGCAAAGAAAAAATACAATAAGCAAACTTGTCAGGCTGAGAATAAAAAAATTGATAATACTGATTTAAATGAATTAAAAGAAGAAACCTATATTATATAAAATAATGGAAGTATTAAAGCGTGTATCATCCATTACATGTCATAAGTATCAAAAGTTAAATACTAATGGATATGAGCAAGGAAACCCTTATATAATGAATGCCAACAATATATCTTCAAAAAATACTTTTGTCAAGATTATAAAGCATTCGAAAACCCCTGTTAAAGAGGATACATATAAAACAGTTTTTGAAAAGTTGGTATTCATTTATGAAGCGGGTAATATGATGGATGTACGTGAGTATAAGGCTAAATTCTTTAGTTCCATATCAGACGAGATATATAAGAGTGTATCCAAGCGTCATAATGTGTTAAAGAAGGAGTTCTTTGAGTTTGTAAATGATACAGAATTTCGGATTCCAAAGAATAAGGACATTTTCATATTAATGTCAAACATTCTAAGGAATAACATAATTATTTTGAATGAAAAGGACTATCACAAGATTATTGATGCTTCTTTTGAGAAGACCATTGTCATTTCTAAGAGCATAACACGTGTATTTGAGACTTTGAATGAGGCTGAGATGAAAGTTATTGATGAAGGATATTATGAGTATGTTGATTTGGACGCGATGAAGATGACAGAATTGAAAGAATATACTCAGAAGTACAATCTTATTATTGGAAGTGATGTGAAGAAGAAGGCTGACTTAATTGCAAAGATAAGAGAATTAAAAACAACAAAATAAATATAACTAGTTTAATGGGTGTTTCTTTTTGGTTAGGGTTTCTTAATACTTACAATATCATAAGTCATTATTATGAACAGAATGAAATAATATGTATAGACAGCATGTTTTCTACTGTTTGGTGAGTTTCGAACAGCATGGTTGATGAACGTTATAAGAGGGTTATTTTTATCAAATTCACACAGTTTATTGTGTATTATCGTTAATGGACACATTTTATATGTTATGTGAGTTATGAATGCTAAAATCAATATAATTAGATGTATTTTATGATATCCGAAAACAAATGAACCAAAAATAAAGAATAGTTGTAAAGCATGATGGAATATTATCAATGCTGTGCCACTTTTTGATTTACAGTCTTGGATTGTTGGGTCTTTGTATATCTGTAGTGTTATTATACAAATAAAAAACACAACTTTTGTAATCATTTAGTTATATTATCATATTTTATTACAATATAATGGTTTAAAAGTACCATTCGTGATAAAAATTGATCTAAATAAAATTTATATTAACAGTGTAAAGTATATATAATGGAAATTTCTAAAGCAGATTACGAACTCATTAGCAAAAGTTTGCAAGATGCAAATAACAATGCTAATTATGAGTTAGAATGTGTGTTTGCGCAGAATGATTTGAACAAGGAATCATTTACTGACCTCTTGGATCATTTATCTCAATCTAAAAACTTTGAGCTGGTCAAAACCATTCACCGTGATTCACTTGATATTTCTTTATTGAACACAAATTACCGTGTAAGCATTGAGAAACAACCTTTGATTGTGGATTATTGTAAGACGGGTTATCTATCTGAATACAGTATTTTACAGAAATCACCTATAAATGATTTTGAAAATATCAAACTATTGGATTATGATGTATATTTTAAGATGAAAAATGAACAGGAGATTGAAGTAGTTGAGAATTTCTTAGAGTTGTTTGATAACAGTGATAAGTTCTATCGTAATAAGAAGCGTTTCTCATTCATACATAAGTCTGGATACTTCCGCGTTGATTTGACAATGGTCAAGTCATCCAAGAATGTTTCCAATGACATTCATTATTCAGGTGTACTCTCTGCGGTGGACAAGTTTGAGATAGAGATAGAATATTTGAATGATGTTGGTATGAAGAGTAAACTTCCTGACGTAATTGACAATCTATTCTATATAGTTGAATACGTTAAAAAGGTTCTAGATGATACTGATGTTCTCATTTCAAAAAAACAAAAAGAACATGTCATTGTGGATTATCTTAACCTTATTAATCCAAAGGTATTTGAGAACAGCAAGGATTCTAACAATTTCGTTGCAAACACAGTAATGAGCAAACCAAAGAATTTCTTCCTCTCATACCAACCTGTAACACTGGAACAACCCAACCTCTTGGAAAAGGAATTAGGAAAATTATCCATCAAAGAGGATTACACAGTTACTGAAAAGGCTGATGGTGAAAGAATGCTACTTTACGTAAATAAAAATAACCGTGTATTCATGATGGACTCACGTTTAAAAGTAAGAGACACTGGAGTTAAGCACAAATATGCCAATTCACTAGTGGATGGTGAGTTTGTGAAGTATTCCAAACATAACACAGTTTTGAATCACTTCATGGCATTTGACATCTACTTTATGGATGGTAAGGATGTTAGAAGCACCCCATTGATTCCAAAACGTTTTGAATCACTCCAAAACTTTTGTAAAAACGCAACGAATCAGTTCGTCATAAAACCGAAGACATATCATCATGGTGATGACATTTTCAAGTTATCCAAGAAGGTATATAATAAGGATAAATATGATTATCATATTGATGGTTTAATATACACCCCCACATATTTGAATGTTGGTGCTTACTATAAGGAGGAGGAATCTAACACCAATACATTTGGTGGAACATGGATGAATGTCATGAAGTGGAAGCCACCTGATGAGAATTCCATTGACATGCTTACCACATACGGAGAGGAACTGTTTATGCCAACCATTGGTCGTTGTGTGTTATGTAATCTTCAAGTTGCTTATAGGACAAACACCGATGAGTTAATTGACCCTTTCAAGGTTTTATCTAACAGTCAATTGCATCACAAAGCTTCCTATATCAAGAAAACATTTGTACAGGTATATTTGAAAATCAAGGATGGTGAGAAGAAGCCAAAAACTAAAAACAATGAACCGATATATAACAATACCATCATAGAGTATGTATATGACGGAAACCAAGAGGAAATGTTAAGTTGGATTCCTTACAGGGTAAGATATGACAAGACCGATTTATATAAGAAGACGAAGAACATCTTGGGAACGGCGAACAGCTACATCACCGCTATAAATGTATGGCGTAGTATTCAGAATCCTGTAACAACAAAAATGATTATTGGTGAGGAAACCCTTGACCCTAAGAACGTTGTGGAGAATGATGTATATTATGCACGTAATGTAAACAGATTGAAGATTCTATCAAAACCAATGCTTACCTTTCACAACAAGGGCATTAAATCCAAATTGTTTGGTCTATTCAAGAATACCAATTCAACCTTGATGGATGTGGCATGCGGAAAGGCGGGTGATTTGTATAAATGGATGGAGAACCGCTATTCATTTGTTGTTGGTTTTGACATTAACCTTGACAACATCATGAATACCAATGATGGTGCCTATAAACGATATTACAATACCAAACAAACTAATGATACAAAAATGAATGCAATATTTGTTCAAAAGGATGTTTCCAAGAATTGGAGTGATACGGAATCTATCGATAATAAGGCTATGAAGGAATTGTACGACATCGTATGGGGAAACGTGCTACGAAAGGACGTGTCTAACATTCAAATGCTAAAGTATTATAACGTGATGCAGAGTAAGTTTGATGTCATCAGTTGCCAATTTGCAATTCACTACATGTTTGCCACAGAGGAGACATTGAATATATTTTGTGCTAATATCAATAAGGTGATGAAGTCAGGAAGCTACTTCATGGGAACATGTCTAGATGGGGAGCGTGTAAATGATTTCCTATCATCCACCGATAAGAAGATTGGTAAGATAAATGATAATGTGATTTGGATGTTGGAGAAGAAGTATCAAAAATACGAGAAGAACAAAACGGGTCAAACTATATCTGTGTACTTGGAATCCATTAATAGGGTGTATGATGAGTATCTTGTGGATTTTGAACTACTCAAGACTAAATTAGGTGAGTATGATATCAAAGTATTGGAGGATACAGACTTGAAAAAGCTAAACATTAAGGAATCCATTAATAGATTTGATAGTTGGTATTCTGAAACAGAATATGACTTACCTGCGGTTCTAAAGGAATACAGTTTCTTAAATTCGTGGTTTATATTTAAGAAATATTAATGAATTATCTACTAATGGATATATACACAATACTCTGTAAATACGATGAAACATACGATGAGGAGACTTTTAAACAATTGTTTAAAACGAATGAAACGTTGTTGAGTAAACTAAAGACCAAAAAGAATAAGATAGACCATCAAAAGAATTGGGACGTTGCGAAGAAGTTTGCTAATACGTATGAGTTTATTTTTTCATTCAATAATGATGGTGTTGCTGATATTGTTCCTATAAGTAGGTCATACTTCAAATTGGTGGAGATCCTCACAGACAATAGCATTTTGTCAAATACTGATATAATTAAGGCATGTTGTTTATGTGAAGGACCAGGTGGATTCATTCAAGCAATAAATGACATCTATCACGGTAAACACATTCATCCAATCGATTGTATAACCTTGATTTCAAATGATAAGAAAATTCCAAATTGGAAGTTAAATCAAATATCAAACTATAGAGTTCATTATGGTAAGGACAAGACAGGAAATTTATATGATGTTGCAAATATACATCATTTTGTTGAGGCGGTTGGAAAACAATCGTGTAATTTGGTGACAGCAGATGGTGGTTTTGACTTTAGTAAAGATTTTAACTCACAAGAACAAGATTTTCTTTTGTTACTGTTGTGTGAAATATATACATGTTTGAATGTTCAGGCTGAAGGAGGTGTCTTCATAGTTAAGGTATTTGACCTTTTTCAAATACATACCATCAATCTACTTTCTATACTACGTATGTTCTATAATACAATAACAATTCAGAAACCAAAGACGAGCCGACCAGCAAACTCTGAAAAGTATCTCATATGCAGTGGTTTTCTTGTTGACAATATTTCACTGATATCAAAGATTGAAGAAAAAATTAAACTAAATAATAGTGATTTGAGTGATATAATTCCAAATTACATGAAATTGGATACATTGAGACATGTTGTGGAATATAATGATAGATTTGTTGCAAGTCAAATATATCACATTGAAAAGACTTTGTATTTGATTAAAACGAACTACTTTAATAAAAAAGAAAATATAAAATATTGTATTGATTGGTGCAAGAAGTATAATATTCCAATTAAGTCAAATTGGGTTTGACATATTTATCAACAAGAGCAGTTCCAACCCTAACGGAAGCTTCGTGTTCTGTTAGTTTATTGGCATCCATTTTTTGTTTTTGATTTAACATATAACGCAAGGTGTCCAAATCAAAATTTTCTTCATACAACTTTTCAAGAAGGTGTGGATACTCTTTGGCAAAGTCAGGATACTTTTCAACATAATATTCCTTCTGTCTCTTGATGTTCATGATTTCATCGATTATAGCATAAATATTCATCTTTTTTATTATTTATCTTTTATATTTTAAATAATAAATAATGCAATTTTCTGATTTTGACAATTCACAAAGTGGAATTCCAAAACCTTCTTTAAATGGTGGATTGTATACTGGTGAAAAATTCAATGGTCCATGGGGTAATGTTTATGTTCAACCAGACATTGTATACCTTACATCTATGAATCTTAAATCAGCTAACCCTCCACAAAATGCACTAGTTCAATATGGCAATGTGATTCGTCCCGGTAATAATAATCCTGTGTTGACAAACACACACAAGTATTCTAACGAGCACAATGTTGTATGTACGGGTTCATTCAAAGGTGGTGATGTCGTCAGTTATGATCCGCTATTTGAAAATGAAATGCTCCTACAAACTAAAAAATAGGATTAATCCTATGAACAACATAATTGATATTTTCTCCATCTCATGTTTAATAAAATAATACGTTTTTGATGGATTGAACAGATTGTAATAAATTAGTAAATACAATAACGTTTCTAATAGATATTTTTTATTTATTTTGTATGTTTTCCAAATATACAAAAAAGGAATGATGTGGAATGGGAGATTTAATAAAATTGTAAATCTATGTCCTATATCATATTTATGTATAACCACAAACTCTTTCACATATGTTATGTATGAACCACCAAATAATACCATCATTGTAAGAAAATGCAAATTGATGAATTCCAGATTAAATAAGTGTTTCAATATAACTAATACACAAGTTTGAAATGTTAAAAATTGTATCATTCTTTCTTAATTTTATCAAATATTTTCTCAACAAATGAGTAATTCTTATTCTTCAAGTCTTCTAAAAACTTTGGATATATGGTCATAGTGTTCTTCTTATCGTTTTCAACATAGAACCCATAACTTTTATAATGAATTGTATAATTATTAAATTTCTTTGGAAACTCCAGTAAAAACTTAATATCACTTTTTGATATATCTTTCAAATCTGTGATTCGCATTGCTTTCATATACGGTTTCAAGGTTAAATACGTCGACTTCTCATTATCATTCTTTGATTTAATCTCAATTACTGGTCCATATTTCGCTACACGCAACACAATATCATTTCCATCTATACTAAAATCATATTTTTCACTTTCAAGACTTGTCTTGGTTCCCCTCTCTTTTTTAGGAATAATATTACACTTTTCATTAATGAATCCATAAAACTTTTTAATTAAATCATTGTATGTATTTGAACCTTCTGCAATTTTATCCAATTCATTCTCCATGTTGCATGTAAAATCCAAATTGACAATATCCTTAAATTCCTTATTCAAGTATTCATTCACTTTTGTACCGGAGTCTGAAGGAAGTATTTTATTTTTCTCGTAATACATAGGTTTTTTCTCTTCTTTTTTACTTAACTTGCCATTCTTTAAAATATAGTCATCATATACCTTATCATCTCCATTAATGTCTGTCTTTGTGATAAACATTCTTTCATACAATTTGTTCAAAATACTCACATACGTGGATGGTCTTCCAATACCAGAATCTTCCATCGCTTTGATGATTGAAGCCTCATTGTACCTTTGTGGTGGTGTAGTCCATATACAATTACCCTTTACCTCCAATGACTTCAATATAGTCTTCTTTCCGAATTCCTTATACAATTTATCAACATCTCTTGGTTCAGGAACAGTTTCAGTCTCAGCATACACCTTCTTGTATCCTAGTTCAATGATATGCTTCACCTTACCCATAAAATACATATCATGTTTCATTAACGCTTCATGTTGTATATGTAATTGAAGTTCCTTGTATTGAGCAGGAACCATCATAGACGCAACTGTTCTGTTAAATATCAAATTATAAAGTGTGGTTTGTTTTGTGTTTAACTTTTGAAGCCTAACAAGTTTGGTGGGTCTTATGGCTTCATGAGCCTCTTGAGCGTTCTTTTGTTTCTTTGAAGTTTTTTGCTTTCCAGTATTTTCATATTTATCACCATATGTTGATTTAATATATGCTTTTAGTTTTGATTGAAAATCTTCAGATAGAGTGGTTGAATCAGTTCTCATATAAGTGATATGCCCCTGTTCATATAATTCCTGTGCAACTTTCATTGTTTCCTTGATACTAAATCCATATGAAGTTGCTTTCTGTTGTAGTGTTGAAGTAGTAAATGGTTTGTCAGCATATTCTAAAATATCCTTAATTGTAGAATTGAATAAATTGTATTTATTATTAGCTAGCAATTTCAAAACACTAATCACCTTTTCCTTCTCAGAAAATTTGTAAATGTTATTATTTTTATACAATTTTGCATCCACAATTCCATTGTCAAAAGTATTCAAAATGTTCCAATACCTTTCAGTTTTGAATTCTGTAATCTCTCTTTCTTTATTTAATATTAGTAGAAGAACAACAGATTGAACTCGTCCCGCTGACAATACATTTTGAGAGGAAAAGTTGCTCCACAACATTTTGGTTAGGTTGAATCCAACCAATCTGTCCATGACACGTCTTGCTTGTTGAGAATTGACCATGTCCATGTCAATATCCTTTGGGTTTGTTACAGCTTGGTATAATGCATTCTTTGTAATTTCATTAAATACGATACGTTTGTACTGTTTTGGCTTGAGAATGTTCTTCAGATGCCATGCAATGGCTTCACCCTCACGATCATTATCTGAAGCTAAAAGAGTGATGTCATTCTCCTTTACCAATTGCTTTAACTTATCAATGGTTTTCTTTTTGTCAGTCAAAGTTGTATATATTGGTTGAAGAGTCTTCTTGTCCAAACCAAAGTCCTTCTTCACTATGTCAGCTATGTGACCACCTGAAGCTTTCACTGTATATTTATTCTTTTCACTTGCAAATGCTTCTTGAAGATATTTTTGAATTGTCTTCTCCTTTGTGGATGATTCCACTATAACTAAAACCTTCATTTTTGACAATTGTATTTAATAAGATTGTATATTTTGATTCACAACAAAAACAAAACTATCAAATTTTTAAATTTGTTTAATAAAATATGAAGAAGAACACCAATTTTATTAAATGGTTGTTTGAAAAAAGAGATGTTGATGGTTTGATTATTGCATTCTTGATTTCAGCGGCTGTTAATTCTTTTATCAAAGATTTCACAATTGCAATAGTGGATCCAATCATTAATGGTCTTCTTCCATCTAATGATAATGAAACTAAACAAGTTTTGAATATTAGAAATTACATCGTCTTTGAGTTCAAACTTCAATACCTTATATCAGGAATAATAAGACTGTTGATTACTTTTCTTTTAGCATTCATGATGGTCAAATATATATTCCAATTTTTTTCTCTTGATTAAACAAATGATTATCTATTTCATTCAATCATTTATCATTGTTATGTCATTCGTGTTCATATACTTCAATCACAAAAGGATATCAACCATTCAATTTTCAAATGATGCGTTAATATTAGATACAAAAAACAAGATAAATGCATTGAACACAGTTTTATTACAAAAATATGAACGAAAACAAAATATTGATTCTAAAATAATGAAAATCATAATAAACAAATTAAACTCTCTATCATCCAAGATGAACAACAAAGATGAAAGTTTGGAAATGGAAATGGACAGTCTAAAAAAAACACTCACATATCTACAAGAACAGAAAACACTATTTTATAACTTTGATGAGGAAAGCACTTAATTCACATTATAATACTTCAATGCCTTTTTAGAGGCATCACTTTCAGCCTGCTTTTTATTTTGACCCTTACCAATACCTATCACACAATCTAAATTGTTTTTTACATATATGGTATGAATCTTTGAACCATTGTTTTCTGCAACATCAATCTCATAAAACTTTGGAATAAACTGATAATTGTGTTGACAATATTTAACCAATTTATCTTTAAAGTTAGTATGTTGCGTAAGTAGTTCCGTAAAATCAACATACTCCTCTAAAACATTGACAATCCAATCATGCGCATGTTTGAAACCAGTCTCTTCCTTTTCCTCAAAGTCAAGAAATATTGCACCTATAAACGCCTCAAACGTGTCCTCCAATATGTTCTTATTATTCCTTCCATTGTTTTTTTCAATTTGACTAGAAATTAAAACAAAGTCATTCAACTTCAATTGTTTTGATAAATTAGCACACATTTCACCATTCACTAATTTTGTCCTTGTGGTTGTTAAAAAACCCTCATTCACATTAGGATAACGTTCAAACAAATACTTTCCAACAACCAAATTTAAAATGGCATCACCCAAAAACTCCAAACGCTCATTACTTTCCTCCTGTAATGGCAAACAATCATCAGGACAATTCACATTCCCATTTAGAAAGTTCTCATTCTTACGAGTACAATACGACTTGTGTACAAATGCACGTCGATATATGTTAATGTTCCCAATGTCTTCATATATACTTAAAAACTTGATTAGATCTTCCTGAGAAATCAAACGATTATTACTATTATAAGGCAACTCCGCAACGACTAAATTACTACTACTCATTTTTAATACCTATTCTTTGATATATTCAATTATCAATTTTTATTTTTACTACACGAATACAAAAACAATACCATATTTCCAATTGTACATATTCCTGACATTACAATAGCTATCCCCCAATACAACAATCATTATATTTGTTAAACCACTATTTAACAAATGATACAAAAATAAAGTCCTGTGCGGGGGTCGAACCCACAACCTTCCGATTAGAAGTCGAATGCTCTATCCAATTGAGCTAACAAGACCTACATATATATCTAAAACAAACCCTTAAATATATTTCATAAAATTTGACAAATATTAATTTTGAAGGTTTAAGTAAGTTTTGATACTTAAAATGAATAATTATAATAACATTAACTTTCAAGTTTTATTGTCAGCTATTAAATTTAATGATGTCAAGCAAATTGCTATTCAATGTACAGAACATAATGTTGATGTGAACAATAATAATATATATGAATTGTTTTATGGTACACCTTTACACTATGCTTGTAAGAGAGGTTGTTCTTCAAAAACGATTAAAGTGTTGTTGCTTGCAGGTGCAAATATAGATTGTAAGGACTATTATGGTGAAACACCAATTTATGAAGCAATAAGAAACACAAATTTAAATATTGTGAAGTTATTATTGAAATGTGGGGCTGACATTTATACAAAGAACGATTTTAACGAGACACCACTCTGTATTGCAAAAAATATGCCCGCTGTCTACAAACTACTTGTTCCTTATACAAAAGGTCATAAGAAATGGATGAGAATCAAACCTATTATATTTACAATTGGAGTTTTATCTAGAAGTTATAAAAATACAGTTGAAAAAATGTGGTGTCCAGACGGTTCAGGATATAATGAATGTAAAAATAGTTTTGAATCATCTCAATCAAAACAAGTTTAAAGATTTATGGCATTTATAATATAACTTATATTTCTTTTTCTATAATTATGACTTCTAAAAATACACATCAGTGTGAAAAATGTTTGAGATATTACAAGACACCACAGAGTTTGAAGACACACATGAATAAGTGTGAGTTTGTCAAATGCGATGGTTGTGAAAAGCGTTTTCCATCATCATACCATATGTATCATCATATTAAAAGTGGAAAGTGTATTGGAATACCACCACCTCCACCAGTAGATGAAAAGGACACAGAGGGTAGTAACGACACGAATAGTAACGACACGAATAGTAACGACACGAATAGTAACGACACGAATAGTAACGACACGAATAGTAACGACACGAATAGTAACGACACGAATAGTAACGACAACAATGATAAATGTGAAGAAAATAAGAATATGCTTACTGATGATGATAAGGACGAGTTCGTGAGTTATAAGGAATTGCAAGTTGTGATGATGGACATATTTGATAAGATTATTTCTGACGAGTTTGTATTGTTGAAGAATAATAGTAATTTGCGTTATCATTTCGTGAAGGATGATTCTGAAGAGATTGATGAAGAAAAGGCGTACAAGTTAAAGTGAAAAAAATTGAAGAAAATTATTGATGTTTTTTGTTAAGAGAACAATGAATATTTTATCATACCAGTGTTCTAATTGTGATGGTGATTTTGGAACTAAGAAGAATCTGCTTAATCACATCCAATTTGATAAAACTTGTTTCTGTGCAAATGGAACTCTTTTTAATAATTTTGGTAAGGAGAACATAGACCTTGTTTGTAAGGATATGTACTCTTTCTTGAAACTTTACAACATTGTCAATAATAGCGATGATACTGTTGTTGATATAATTGAATATATATATTTTAATCCAGATATTCCTGAAAATCAAACATTGAAATATGATTCATCAAATATGGAGAATATTTTCATTTATACAAATGGTGAATGGGAAAAGCGTTTGTTTGGTGATGTTTCATATACCATATATACTAACATTGAATTGGTATATTTGAAGTTTTTCGAAAAACTTGTAAATATTGGTGTAAACGATTCATTCATCCTCAACTGTATTGATAAAATAACTGATGTTTTAAAGAATAAGTTTTATTGGAATTGTGATTTTATTGAAGAAATAAAGACATATTTGATTAATAAAAAAGAAAGTTTAGAACCTGTATATGATGATGAATATTTAAAATTCCTTGATTTGACTAATTATTGACAAATCACTCAATATATAAAAATTGATAAAAAAACATAAAAAAAACAACATACTTTACGAAAATTATATATATTACTTTTTTTTTTCTAATAATGGAAGAATGTATTAATAATATTTCTGTTTCTTTTAAGAACAAATGTAAATTAAAAGAAGAATGTAAACAAATTAAAATAATGGATATTATAGATGAATATGACAAAGAACTTCTTAATAATAGAAGAATTTGTAACATGTCACGTATTGATTGGGGAAAAACTATGTCTATATCCAATCAATATATCCATAGAAACATTTTGAGACAAATGTTAAATAAATATGGATATAACGTGTATTCCACTGATGACGACAATATACCTGCTTCTGTAAAAACTAAAAACAATTCACCTGGATTTGATTTAATTATCATTACGCCGGAAAATAAGCATTTGAGAGTACAATCAAAATTACGACAAGTGAATGGAATACATGCGTATTCTAAACAAACACATTTTGAGACAACGAGAAGAAATTGTAATAAAAATAAAAAATTAAATCATACTGGTCATGTATGCTACTCTCTTGACGAGTTTGATTTCGTTATGATTTCACTTGTTAATGATAGAAACAATAGAGAAACTGTTAAAGATTGCGATACGTGGACTTATTGTTTTATACCATTGAATGAAGTTAAAGACACTGAACATAACTGTTGTATGAGCAAGATTTCACCACATGTTCTAAAAAAGAATATTATGAACATAAACGACAATATACAAAAATACTTCTTATGAAACTTAATATTATTAACTTGTAATGCTTTCGATAAATATTTGTTTTCCTTTTTTATTAATATCAAACAATTTATAGTTTCGTTTTGTAGATATACACGCTCTACCAAGGGTGCCTGAACCAGCAAATATGTCTAAACACATATCACCTTCATTCGTGTATAATCGTATTATTCTTTCAAGTAATTTAACAGGTTTTTGTGTTGCATAATCTTTCTTTTCTTGTGATTGAACGTTATTAATATCACACCAAACATCTCTTAGGGGTACCCCTTCCATCTCATCCAAAAACCTCTTTATACGAGGCAAACCATTCTTATTATACTCTAATCGATTATCATTATCCAAAGCAATCATTTTTTCCTTTGATACATACCATTGTTTTGTGTGACCCTTCCACTCATATCGTAAGTTTGGTCTTGGATTAACATCTTGTTGAGCGTTGTAAATAGCTGTTGTCACATACTCTTTATTATGAATTTTACATTGCTTTACGTTCGACTTTTTTTTATATGTATCATCGTATTCAAAGTATAAAGGATTAAACGTTTGTGTTTTACTCTTTGAATATACAATTATTGTGTCATGAAATCTGTTCAACTTATATTTGTTCTTTGAGTTACCACCAGTTTGCCAGACTATTTCGTTTCTAAAATTTGTTTCCCCAAACACATCGTCACACATAATTCTAAAATAATGAGAAATTTTGGGTTCTATGTGAACTACCAATGTTCCGTTGCTTTTTAAAACTCTGAAACACTCTTGAACTCTTTTTTGAATAAATTCAATGTATTCTTCTTTACTTTTAAATTTGTCGTCAAAATCATAGAAATGTCTTCCTGTATTATATGGTGGGTCAAAATAAATGAAATCAATTGAGTTTTCATTTAAATCTTTTAAAAGTGACAAATTGTCACCAACTATATATTTATTGTCATCATTTTCGTTTTCATTTTCATTTTCGTTTTCTTTATCTTCAATTAACTTTATTAATTCTTTTTTGTTTTTATATTTATAGTTTTTTATATCCAATTCAACACATTTCAAAAATAACTGGTTCTTTGTATATTTCATCATTACTAAAACGCTAATATATATTGTATATATTTTATTCTTTTCAATCTAGACAAATATATCAATTTTTATTCATTTGGTATATGTTGTAATCAAACTCTGTTGCTAACTTGAACTTATTTTCAAGTGTCATTTTTTTTGATGATGTCATTCTAGTATTGGAGCGCACTTTTGTTTCGGGGTGTTTGAAGTCGTATTCGAAGGAGCATCCTCTGGTCTTTGTGGGTGGATTAAAATATATGTGTTTTGGAAGTTGTTTCATCATTTTCTTTGTCAATACGAATCCATTCTCTTCGTGTAGTATATTTGGGTCAGTTAAACCCAAATCTTCGTTTTCTAATAGAAAGTCTATTTGTTTTTTGTATGAAGAGACCGAAGCGAATTGTTCGTAAATGTCTTCAATAGATATGAGTTCTTCTCCAAAATGAGTATTGAATGATTCTGCTAATTTGATGCATTTTTGTCTCTCTCCAATCTGTATACCTTCAAATGTTGTTATGTTTGATAAGTTCTTTCTCTTTAACCATTCTTGGTCTAGTTCATACCCAATATGTAAGACGTGAAAGTATCTTTCAACAATTGTTCCTTTCCTTGTTCCATTAATGCGTTTCTTATCTAGTCCAGGATGGCTACTTTCAATCAGGAACCGTTCTTCTGAACCATCATATCTTACATGTCTTGGATATTCTGTAATTCCAATATTTTGAAGAGATTCAAGAACGGCGTTTCTATCAATTCTCATCTTTTGATTTTCATTTTGTTCTTTGTTAGTGGCAATACGAAGATTAGAAACACGATTGTCAAATGTTTGTCTGTTTATGTGATCTATCGATGTTACATGCTTTTCAATGCTGAAATCTGGATTTTCTGATTGTAGTTTTTTTACGAGGAAGTGAAGATATATTTTTTTTGTTTTAATTTCAGATTCAGCAATACGTTTTCCATGCATAGGGTAACCATTGGAAGACATGAACCAGTTATATTTCATTACTTCATCCATATACACTTTATCGATGATAGTGTATTTTTGGTTGGGTAATTCAATAAAACAGTATGATTCATTTCCATCAGAAAATACATGTACTTTTTGTTCATTGTTTGAACGAGAACTGTTGTCGAATTCAATAGTTTGAATGAATGCGAACATTGTATATTGTGAGTATGCTTTTTAGTATAATGCACTAATCAATTTTTATTTTATATATAGAACTTATGTCCTATTCAAAATAAAGTTAAAAATAACGGAAATATTTTGAAACATCAATGTGAGAATTGAAAAAATAAAATATTTTGAAGAAGAAATTGTATGTAATATTTCTTGATTTAGTTGCTGTAGGCAAGTCCACCCATACCGCTCATCACACGGAGAACGTTGTAATTTACAGCGAATACCTTGACGGTGTTGTCAGTGTCTACACCTTGGAGGTTGAGGGTAGCGTTGTCAATGCGGGACATGTTGCAGGTGCCGGATGGTTGATGTTCTTCGGGCTTGAGGGCGAAGGAATACACGTTAATCTTACCGGCGGAGCAGGTGGTGGACACGGGCTCAGTGGTGGAAGTACCAGAGGTATCTACAACGGAGGAGCACATGGTGGGTACGCGCTCGTGATGTTGGTAGGGTTGCACAAGTTGGAAATATTGGGGCACACGTTGGGTGAAACGTTCATGACCGTTGAGTTGGAGCTTGGCGGAGTCATAGGTAGATACGTAAGCACCTACAGCGGTGGTGTTGTCCTTCTCAACCCATACGAGTTCCTTCACGGGGTGGTTGAAGTTAAGCTTAATCTTGGAGGAAGCAGATTCATCACCGGTGAATTGAAGTTGCTCAATGAGGTATTCGTGAGACACTTGGGCGAAACGGCGACGCTCATCAGTGTCAAGGTAGATGTAATCAACGTAGAGAGCGGCGGTGTCAATGGAGGCGGTAGAACCGGCACCCATAACGGCTTCTACATCACCGAATTCAAGGTTAATCTTGACTTCATGGTATTGGAGAGCAATGAGGGGGAGGGCAAGACCGGGGTTGCGGCAGAACCAGAATTGAAGGGGCACGAACATGGTCTTCTTGGTAGGGGTGGCTGAGTCAGCGGCGGTACCACCAACCATAAGCTTGTAACCATCCCAATGACCGGCGGTTTGGGTAAGTTCGTTCCAGATGTGGAGCCAATCACCGTAATGCTTGTCAATACGTTGGCCACCGATTTCTACCTCAACAGACTTCACTAGTTCGTGACCAGCCCATTCAACCATGGCGGGGGACACGGCATCAGTCACGGAAGCTTGGAGGTAGATTCTGTGGATGAGATCACCATTTCTGGAGATGGGGCAGGTCACCTTCTTACCGAAGTTGGGGAAACCGTTGAAGGTTTGTTCAATGGATTCCATGGAGAAGTTGGTGTGTCTGCGGTAGACTACCTTGAAGAAAGTAATTTGGGGGTTGCCAGACAGGTAAATGTCTTGGGCACCGTAAGCTACAAGTTGCATAAGTCCTCCTCCCATTATGTATTTTAATATTTAGTGAGAAAAAAATTTATGCATTTAAAATTTATATTTACGCTTTAGTATAATAACATTAAACCTATAATGAAAAAACAAAATGTATATAAAAGGTCCTGTAGTTATAAAAAAACTTCTAAAACATTAGACTTTTGTCATAAAAATAATGTTGAATTCTTTGAAACAAAAAGAGAGTCGTTACAAGATAAAAATGATTTATTAAATTCATTAAAAGAAAGTTTAAAAACCATAAAAGAAAAACCTAATATTGAAAAGAGTGACGATGACTTTGTAAATATGGTTTTAATAAATGACCAAATCAAACAAATTGAATCTGAAATTGAAAACATTTCATCTAATGTTGATGAAATTGACTATTACTCAAATACAGCTGACATCCTATATAATTATTACGACCTAGTAGAGAACAATTCCGACAACAATATGAACATATCAGAACATATCACGAGCATAAGCAACAAGAACAAGAAATCTATACTTGAATATTTTCATAAAACAGAAGAACCTGTAAATAACGAATTGACTAAACCTAAACCTATATCTAGCACAACCAGTCTGGATTTTCTATCTTCAAGCAATGACAACAACAGAGCATCTCTTTTAGATCAATATCTTTCAATAACAGATAACAACTACATTAATGACAATATTGACAATACAATTGCCCTTAAATGTGAGCACTGTCATTCTATTGATAAAACTGTTCTACAGAATGATAGTATATCTATATGTAATAATTGTAATGCCGTTCAACACCTATTGACAGACAATGAGAAACCTTCCTATAAAGACCCACCTAAAGAAATTAGCTACTTTTCCTATAAACGTATTAATCATTATCAGGAATGGTTAAATCAAATTCAAGGAAAAGAAACAACAGACATTCCAGAAGAAGTATTCGATAAAATTATGTTAGAACTCAAAAAACAGAGAATTAACAATATAAAAGATATAAATCGTTCAAAGATTAAAGAAATATTGAAGAAACTTAAAATTAATAAATATTATGAGCACATACCTTATATCCTTAACAGAATAACGGGTATTCCTAATCCTAATCTAACACCAGAGTTGGAAGAAAAATTACGTAATATGTTCAAGGAAATTCAAGTTCCTTTCCTTAAACATTCTCCTTTAGTGAGGAAAAACTTTTTGTCGTATTCATACGTTATTCACAAATTTATTCAAATTTTGGGTAAAGATGAATACCTTAAATATTTTCCACTTTTGAAAAGTAGAGAAAAACTCCACCAACAAGAAGAAATATGGAAGAAGATTTGTAAAGACTTAGGATGGAAGTTTTATAGAAGTATTTGAACATTTACATTTGACGGGCAATATTGGGCATGTTGTTCATTGTAGGGAAACCTACAAGATTGGCACCAATACCAAGACCAGCACCAGAACGAGCACTCACACCAAGACTGGGACTGTAAAGGTCAAGGAGACTGAATGTGGCAGCAGCTACAAAACCAATAAGAACAACATCATCCATTGAGAGTTTCTTGTTGGGGAACATGAAGGCGGCGGTGGCAACAACTAGACCTTCCATAAGATACTTGAGGATACGAACGAATACTTCCATGAAATCAAAAGAGTAGCTCATTTTTATTATATAGAAATAATTTTTTTTATTTAAATTTACTTAAACGTTTTTAAAGGAACCATATGTATATAATTTTAGAAAATGAGTTCTACCGTATCAACCAAAGAAGTAGATTATCTTGAACAGGATGAACCTATCCGCAATCAAAACTTTGCTTGTCTTTCTTTCATCAGTCCTGAAGAGATTCTGAAGAAGAAGGAAGCGTTTCTTTTTGAAAAATATACCGAAGCATATGCTAAAAAGAATGTTGAGTTCGTTGACACTTTGTCAAACCTCTTTCCTGACAAGAAGGAGGAGATTCGTATTCTTAAGGACAACTTTGACTTTCTCTTCGATTCCACAAAGATTAACGACTCATACAATTACTTTGTTAAGGATACACAAGAAGCGCTTGATAAAGAATTCTATGAAAAGAACGACTTTCAGACATGTATCAGGGGGATTAAGGTTAGGGGTGTGTATGACACTCTTCAAGAGGCACAGGCGAGGAGTCAGAAACTCAGGAAGATGGAGAATAACAAATTTTCCATTTACGTTGCACAAGTTGGTTGTTGGTGTCCTTGGTCTCCAAATCCTGACTCCATCGAAGACCAAGAGTTTGCTGAAACAGAACTAAACACTCTTATGAAGAAATACAAGGAAAATAATGAAAACAAGGCTGAATTCTTTGAACAGCGTAAGGATGAAATGAAGCAACAGATTGCTGTTGCTGAAGAGGAAAAGAAGAAGCAACTTATCGAGGAAGGAACATCTATTACCATCACAGAAGACATTGGAGAACTAACTCTTGAATCTAATGTTGATGCTAAAGGTAAAGCGCCTATGACAGATGCACCTATAAATTCACTTGAAGAGGATGACCCTTGGCAACAAAGAATGAAAGAAAAAAATCTTTAGAAATAGTAATAATGTACAGTATATTATTCTTATTTCTATTTATTGGAATTGTAATGATTGTTGACGGTATTTACAAAGAAGAAATTACTAAATTAAAGAAGGAGAAGAAGGTTGAAGTTAAATTTATACCACGTTCCACTTACGATGATATGCTTTTCCACAAGCATACCACACCTCAATATGAGAACATTTTTACTGAGCAACATGATGCTAGAGGTGCTGGTAGAGTTGCTTAAATTTATAATTTTAATCATCATTTAAATTAAAATGATGAGAACACTTGCTTTCTTATTAGGTTGTATTCCGTCAAGGCTACTATTTGCTTATTTGACAAAAACACTACCACCTAAATATTTACCATATTGTGCTTTAGTTGCTACACTACCACTTCTAGGTTGGCTATACATTTACTTCATCAGTCCAAGAACTAGAGGTCTTGAAACAGGCGGTGAATTAATCTGGTGGAATGAATTAAGAATTGTCCATGCCCTTTTATACTTGCTATTCATCATTTATGCATTACAAAAGAAATCATTCAGTTATATAGTATTAATTGTAGATGCATTGGTTGGTTTAATAGCTTTCACACTGTTTCACACTTCATAAATATTACTGATTGAAAAACAAAAATACTTAAATGATTGTTTGGATAAAACAAGTAAAATGAATAGAAGATTATTCATTGCTTTCCAACCATTGATGCTTAATAACAATACAAATAACAAAATGGTCAAACCAGTAAACTCAAAATCTAATGATAATGATGATGGTATATTTGTATCTCAAAATAGAAAACTCGTCATCCATAGAGAAATCATTGATTACGGTTCCACTGTAACAGTTCAAACAGCTACTGTGTGGGACGATCCAATATCAAATGAATCAATTACAAAATACGATAAACAACTGTACATTTTAGAAACTGACAATATGTGAATAAAAATGTACCGAAAATGTTTTTCATGTTTTCAAATTTCGTTTTCACATGAATTGTTTTTTTTTCTCCCTACGCAATGTATATATTTACAGGGTGCGTTTATGGTGTATATATATTTAAAAACTACGGTATTTTATCATATAAAATGAAGTATAAGTGCGACCACTGCGATTATGCATCCAAAAGATTGTGCGATTTACGCAGACACGAAAATAGAAAAATACCGTGCAACACAAAAATAAAAGAACAGTTATGTAATATAGAAGTAGATGCCAATATTACACCCGACCCTATATATAATTCCACTAACCCTGTATATAATTCCACTAACCCTGTATCAACGTTCTGTTGTTCAAAGTGTAAAAAAGAATTCACAAGAAAAGATAATATGAAAGTACATGAGAAGAAGTGTGACGGTGTTGATATCAAACAATGCAATACATGCTTGGTAATGTTCACCAATTATAAAGCTAAATGGAGACATTCAAAACGAAACAATTGTAGTCCACCTGCTTCAACAATCAATAATAACATTGACCAAAGCACTACAAATAATATTAATAATATAACAAACAATACTCTCAACTTGAATATCCAGGGAAATTTCAATAGTATAACAAAACTTGATATAGATAAAATTGTGAAACATTTGGGTAAGTCGGAATACATTAAAATGATTCAGAAGAATTTGGAATTGGGTAAATACTCAGCACCAGAAACGTTAAAGTTTATATATTTTAATGATAATCATCCAGAATTACAAACATTAAAAAAAGAACGTAGAAATGATAAAATGGTAGAAGTTCTTCATAATGGAAAATGGGAAAAGAGATTAATTGACGATATTATGAAACCGGTAATGAAGAAAGTGGAAGAATGTTATAATGAATATTACAAACATGTAAAGGAAATTCTCAAAACCATTCCATTTAGAAGCAAAGAATGGAACCACATTGTTAGACAATTACAGACATTTGGAAATACAATGATTTGGTATGAAGGTTTTTTAGGTATAAATATTGAAAAACTTGGAATAGAACTGAATCGTTTGGAAGACGACAAAATGTCAAAGGATAAAAATAAAGATATGAAAAGTTTAATAAAAGAAGGAATTTACGAAATGACAAATAAGTAATTTTAACTTCTTTGTGTTTTTTTTACATTAATTTTAGGGCGGTTCTTGCTCTTGAGAACATTAGGGTCATATTGTTCTTCACTGTCTTCGGGTTTCATGTTCTTGCTCATCTCCCAAAACTGTTGATTACATATTTTAAAAGATGGATGAGTAGAAGCCTTATACCAGAATACATTGTCCTCTAGTTTATTACTTTTTGTGGTATTGTCTATAACTAAGCATTCATAGTTCTCTGTACATTGGTCCATTACTTGACAGAATATTTCAAAGTTTTGAAACATACCAGCATAGTTGTCATATATCCTTTTTCTATTTGCTACAATGTTCTCTCTCAATATAAATATGTAGTCAATATTAGTTCTTAAGTTTGGTGGAATACCTAGAGGGTATTGCATGGAAATGATAAAAAACATCTTGAGATGACGCCCGTTCATAAACAACGCTCTAACGTTCTTATCCTTCGTCCAACTGGCATCATATAAACAATCGTCAAGAATCAGGAAGGAACGGGGGTCAATCTTTGAACCTCCATACTTAGTGTTTTCTTCATTCAAACTTTTTATTACATGTTGCTGGCGCTTAACAACATTGTCTATAATACTTTGCTTAAACTCATCATGTATAAATATCTTTGGAACCATTTCACCATAAAATCCATTAGCAGACTCTGTCCCAGATATAACAGTCCCAACCTGAAAGGAGTTATTGTGATATAATAAATCCTTGATTAAAAAAGACTTACCTGTATTACGCTTTCCTATCATCACAACTACTTTGTCATCTGTAATTGACGATATATCAAATTTTCGTAATTCCAGTTTCATTTCACGCTCTTTATATATTAGAGATTATATTCACTATTATTAAAACGGTGGTTGTCATATCTGTTTAAAATATATATTTTCACGTTAGTCTCCAGCTTTAAAAAGGTGGTTCACCCAACTTAATATGATTCATAACATGCTTATTATCATTGTTATCAATAATAACGTTAGAAATCATATAAACAATTACAAATGAAATAGCAGAAAGTATGAAAAGTTGTGTATTATCCTTCTTTTCTTCAGTTTCAGTTTTTTGATTATTTATATTTATCATATATGTTAAGAATCCTCCGGTCACCAGTGAAGCAATAATAAGAGGCAGGTATTCAACCATTATTTATTAAATATTACAGGTTTTTAAATTACCATTATAAACATGCTTATATACTTGTTCTCATTAATTCTTTCTTTTTCTTGAATTCACTGAATGAAAGCTCGGAACCTAAAATATCTCTTATTTTATCTAAACTTTTAGCATGCTTTCTATCATCATTATTATCATCAGTAATAATATTATCATCAACGATAATATCATCATTTGCTAATAAATCAATATCAAAGTCTTCATTTTCATCATCTGTAGTAACGATTTCATTTAGTTTAAAATCATCATCTTGTTTTTCTTCATTGTCTGTGTCAATGACCTTGACTTCATGGTGAACAATTGGCAAATATTCTAAACTTTCCATTTTTGGAGGTGTTGTATTATCTGTGTCTATAACCTTAATAGAAGAATCATCCTTTACATCGTTTTCAACAGCATTAATGTCAACTTCTATGTAATTGGTTTCATCTTTAGAGACACTAACAACATCATCATTAGTATCTTCAACTACAACAACATCATTAGTATCCTTATCATCGACTACATCAACAAAATCATTAGTATCCTTATCAACTACAGCAACAACATCATTAGTATCCTTATCAACTACAGCAACAACATCATTAGTATCTTCAACTACATCATCATAATTAGTATCTTCAACAACATCATCATTAGTATCCTCGTTAGTCTCCTCATTAGTATCTTCAACTACATCATCATCATTAGTATCATCATTAGTCTCCTCGTTAGTCTCCTCGTTAGTATCCTCGTTAGTATCTTCAACTACATCATCCTCATTAGTATCTTCAACATTATCATCATCATAATTAGTATCTTCAACATTATCATCATCATAATTAGTATCTTCAACATTATCATCATCATAATTAGTATCTTCAACAACATCATCATTAGTATCCTCGTTAGTCTCCTTATTAGTATCTTCAACTACATCATCATCATTAGTGTCTTCAACATCATCTTCTTCATCATCCTCCGCATCAACCACAAGCTCAACATCTTCATTGTCGTCATCAATATTAACTTTTGTGAAATTGTCATATGATCCACCTTTATGAACCACTTCTACAGATTCACGTTTTTCTTCACTTTTATGTAAATATGTATCTACTATGTTTTGAAGGGGTAGTTCGTTGCGTATGGTTTCGCCAATGACACGTTCCACTATGCTATGAATCTCCTCCTCATTGCATTTTTTTTCAATTGTAGAGTAGTCATGATAGAACAATTGGGGTTTTCTCCAAATTTCTCTAGCAATGTTAATGTAGCATTTGTGAACGAAAACGTCTCCTTTAGGAATGTTCAATTCAACATACTTGGCATTTCCATTTGATATCATTTCCGTAAGTTCAATAAATGCAACTTTTATCAAATCCTCAAGCCAACTACAATTACTAGCAAACTTAAATCTTGAATATTCGTTTTCTATTATCTTTGTATTCCAAAGGGGTACTGATTCCAACGCTTCTTGAAATTCCTTCAATAAAAACTTCTTCTTGGAACACTTTTTGATAGTGTTCTTATATATGGAGTTGAAGCCTTGAATAAAAATAGGAGCACACTTCACAATGAATTCCTGACAGTAATGTCCTTGAGTAGTCATCATTTTATATATAAATTTTTTAATTAGATTCTATTCAAACCGCATTGTTCAAAGAATGAGTATAAGGGTTCTTGTGAAAAGCCTGTAAAAGATTGGCATCCAACCTATCACCAGATGTATCATTTATCTTAACATTCTTATCCTGTGTGAAATTAATAAATTGTGTAGATGGTGGTTCTTGATATATATGTGATATGTTCGCAGTATCATCCTTATTGCATGGTACCTTAACATTTGTCAAATGAATGTATTCCTTACCACTCATAACCTTTGTACCCGTTTGTGTTGGTTCCGGTTTAACCAAAGTTGTCTCTCTTGTGTCGTTAATCACCGCATTGTAAATGTCATCATATGACATGGATGCTTCATGTTCATTACCCGCAGTTCCAAAATATTCCTTATCTGATGTTATTTGCTTGTTTGTGTGTTTCGCCTTAAATACGGCTGTCTTATAACCATCACCATTCTCTTGGTCAGCATGACCCATGTATTCATTGTCAGAAGTGAACTCTTTATTCGTATGTCTTGCTTTGTGTTTATTTGTCAAATGACCACCACCCTTATCATTACCTGACACTATACCTAATACATCATTGTCGATGGTAGTCTCCTTTATAGTGGTCTTCGCAGTGTCATTAGGGTCATACACGCGTTGCATGTTGTGTCCCTTGAAGTTAATGGTTCCGTCCGTGTTCTCCAGTGTTTCTCTAATAGTATTCTTAGCAACCTCATTGGGGTTATACACAATAGACTTTGATATCAGTTTCATATTACCAGTCTTATTGTCATGAATGGTAGTTTCCTTGATTGTTGTTCTAGCAACATCATTCGGGTCATAAGTTGTAATTTGTTCATAACCCTTTAGATTTCCTGTACGGGTGTCTTCCACAAGTGTCTCCTTAATGGTTGTCTTAGCCACATCATTGGGGTTGTATATGGTTTGCTTTCCAGGAAGGGTGCTTTGCATTTGTCCAAACTCTCTTGGGTTTTGAACAAAATATTCTTTATTTGAACGTTTGAATACGTCTGTGAAAGGAACTATCATTGATTTGATGTAAGATGTAAGGTTTCCCTCGTATGTTTTTGTTGATGTCACATCTCTCTCATTATTATACACCATTATGTTCTTCTTCCCGTAATCGTAATCATATCCTTTACCTTTGTCTGTCATTTGAGCATTACGGTCTCCAAAGTTTTCAAGGTTTTGTTTTAATGATTCTTGTACTGTACCATACTTAATTTCACCTATATTCTTGTGAGCAACACCTTGATATTCTCGTGCATCCTTACGGTTAGTATCTTTAACTTCCATACAAGGGCGTATTTTGTCTTTAGTGTATGCTCCGGTTGTCTTGAAAAGGTCAGCTTCTGTCTTCTCATAGTATGTATCCACACGGTTCTTCTCTATGGGTGGGGCTTTACCGCGTTTGGTTTCCTTCAATCCATTGAGGACACGACCCTCGTATGTTTCCTTTGGGTTGGTCATAACACGAAGTTCATCCACATCCTTGTAATACTTGATGTCTCTGTAATCATCCTGTTGAAAACCACCAGATGGTAGAGCGGGGTCTGATGATTTTGTTCCTGGTCCAACCTTAACTTGATCCATTGGAAGAACATTGTTGTGAAATACAGAAGTCTCCATACGGTCTAATTCAGCAAGATATCCTTGGCTGTTTTCGTGTGTGAACACGTTCTTTTGAATATCACTAAAGTTTGGTTGTTCCATCTTTTCAATTCTAACAGAGTCGTCAATACCTGTGTATTTCCCTAAAAGGGTTTGATTCATGTTTTCATTCAAGTTTTGAGTAATACCGCCACCAAAAAAAGGAACCATATTGTTATGACTAAATTTTTCCATTGGTGTATCCGCTAAACTACTGTAGAAGGCCATTTTTTATTATTTTATCCATATATTAAAAAATTGACATTTTCATATAAGCATAATTCAATATACTTAATATACTTAAAAAATGAGGCGTTATATTAATGAATGTGGAATTGTTCTTATTAATAAGCAATTCGACAATGTTTTAATAATATTTCAAAATGAGTCGTTAAAGTGGGGGCTCCCTAAAGGTCATATGGATCAAAATGAACTTGATAGACAAGCATATTTTGATTGCGCTAAAAGAGAATTGTTGGAGGAAACTGGTATTATGATAAATACACATAAACATAGAAAAATTGGAACATTTATCCTTCGTGACAAGTTATTCTATGTAGTTCAATTGCTTAAAGATATTAAAATCAAGAAACCGGTAGATACAACAGAAATTGGTGAGATTCGGTGGTTGCCTATAACAAAAATCATAGATTTTATTGACAACTACAATTGTAATGTGACCATTAAGGAATTAAACTCGTATTTGACTACAATTTACGAATCTCGTCGCAACTTCTCCAGTGTATAAATGGAATAGTTTCTTTTTCATCATACATTGACTTAATTTCAGCATCTGTATAACAATCGGTATTCTTGTAATGAGAAGGCATGACATCATCACTGCTCTTCAATATAGGAATACAAGGTCTATGATTGTCCTTTACAACGATACGATTTTGTATTTCCCTTTCGAATGGCATAATGGCCGTATCTTGAGGGTTCTCACACAACCACTCCCACCTATTCCAACCAGTTCCTCTAAGTGTACAAGGGGGGTTGCTCAGCTTTGTATCCTCTGGTGACATAAACGTGTCAGTACAATCATCCAACTTACCGTTTTTACAATAAGATGAATCAAAGGTTCTTTCCTTAGGACATTTTGTGTTCTTCATATTGAGACCTAATAGTTCGGAATCAACATCAATTAATTCCTTATTATCACATTGTGCTACACCAAACTTGTCTAGTCGTACATATGGAGATGTAAAAAAACAATTGTCTTTACAAGCAACTGAAGGGGTATTCAACATATACTTGCCAACATTTATAGATTCTTCAAGATACGTGTTATAAGCACATGTATCATATGACAATTTAGCAAAACTCATTTTAAATTATTATAATATTTTTATCCACATCTATTTATTCTCATTTCTGGTTCTTTTGGAACAGGTTTGTAATCAAATAATTGACAACTGTTCAAATGATTCATAGATATGTCAATATCAGGGTGTTCAACAGGCTTAATGTATTCCTTAGAGCTTAATACATTGTCTTTGGGTGGTTGATACTTATACATGGAGCATTTTGTGGAAGGGTGGCGTTGTCCTCTTAAGTCATTCTCTAAATCCACTAAGTTTCCTCTAATGTGAGAAACGTTTGTACCACCAACGGAACCTAATTCCATTCTACACTTGTCCTTGTGTTCGTACATTATCGGGTCTAAAGTATAATTTACAGGAGCTACACTTTGGAAAAGAGATTGCTTGTATGAACATTCATCATAACTTAATCTGTTTGTACTCATATTTTAATTTATTAAATATATAATAAATATTTTATTTTTTAACATTGTTTCTTTACTAAAGATTCACCATCAAACACATAACCATTCTTCTCCAAAAAGTCCTTCTGTTTCAATGTATCTCTGGTAGTCTCACCACCCCTTACCCATGACTCAACAATGTGATTAGGGTTTTGAATGTTCTCCATAAGACAAGGAAGTAAAGGTGTGAACACATCAAACGGTTTACCTTGACATTGGAAATCATCAAAAGTAATCTCACCTTGTTGAATACGACTTTCATTTTCAACATTTATATCACCACGACTCAAGTCAGGAACAGCTTGGAAAGTTCTGGTGAACATTTGGTTCTTATCTCTATTTATCTTATTAGTGTCAATACGAAGCATAGAATCTTGGTCAACAAGACAACCTGTAGTGAAACCAAGACCGTCTCTAATGGTCATATGATTTTCGGTCATAAATTCATTAACATTGGATGTTCCAACCTCACATTGGTTTCCTCTGAAAAAGTTGAATAACATGTAATCATTTATTCTGTTATTTTGTTCAATTTGTGAATCAATAGCACATTCATCTGTTCCAAGTCTGTGCTCCTTTTCAAAATACTTCATTATTATTATATTATTTTAAGAAAAATATTTACACTTTAATCCATTTCCTTCTTTACATGTTTTTTCATTTATTCCATACAGCCACTGAGCAAACTCGTCCTGATTATTTGGAATCTCAGTGGAAGGCATTGTATAATATTGTCTTTCCGACGCATTCTTATTGTAAATGTCATCCACAGACCTATACAAATCCTCGTTAAAGTAATTATCTATATATTTATTCACCTTCTTATTTATCTTACATGCTTTCCTCCTCTCAGGATTCTCAACATACTCATTCATCATAACATTCATAAATGGATTCTCACGTGTTGGCTTTGTACAAGATCGCATGTTCTCCATCTCACGTTCATCCTCCTCATAAACACCATAATCAAAAGTGTCATCCAAATACTTCTCCTTATTATCATCTAAAGTGTATAATATATATGTAACTATACCAACAACTATAAATAATATGAATACCTTAAAGTCATTCTTCAATGAATACAACACTATACATAAGTATAACACCATCCTCATTATTGAATTCAACTTCTCATGATACTCCATCTCGCTAGTAGGATAGAACACCATCACATTATTTATATCAAAAAAATCAACTATGTCTTTATACCAAATTGTCATTTATTTTATTTAAATCTTTTTATTTGCTAATTTCTTCTGTAATCTCTCACGTGTCTTATTACCACCAGATGTTCCAGAATCAGAAACGTTAGTCATTCCACCCATGCCTCCCATTGCGCCCATCATGTTTGCCATTCCACCCATGCCTCCCATCATACCCATCATCTGTGACATCATATCACCATGACCAGCTGTGTTGAGAGAACCCATCATATTCATTGCCTCACCCATGAGTTCCTCTTGATTAATCTCACCATTTTGGATCTTTTGTGTAATCTTTGTTCCTACTGTCTGAATGATATCACCAAGCATGTTGTTTGAACCAGAAAACAAATTACCCATATTCATCAAATCCTCAGGATTAGACATATTCAACTTTTCAGTATCAATGGAATTGGAAATCTCCTTCGCAAGCTCACCAATCTTAGTATTGTTAAGAAAATCAAGACCAGGACCCAAATCATTCGTCTCAATCTTCATAACAGACTCCTTGACATGTGAACGGTCATTATACATCTTTACAAGCAATTTTCTAATGTCATCATCAAGAATATCCTCCATGTATGTCTCCAACTCACTCTCATCCTTAATACTCTTTGTGTCAACACTATTGATGATATGAACAGTCTTTTGAAGCAAAATATTCTTCTTCTCATCATCCATTTCATCCATTTTGTAAATGTAAGTTAGAACCATAAGAATGTACATGTAATACTTAAATGAATTCTTACTTTCATCATTATCTTCAACAACCTTCTTCATTACATCACAAACAGGAACACCAACAAATATTTCCAAATTAAGTATCTCAACATTGTCAATGATGTCATCATCACCAAACAAAGCACCGGAAATCTTATCATCCATGCAAAGAGACAAACGCGATACATACTCCTCAGACTTCTTATCAAATACCTTATATGTTTGTTTTAATTTAGCCTTAATATCTACATCCTTATTCTTTATCTCCTTCATTAAATTGAGATAAATACGGTTGAACATAAAAGCAATGTTATTTTGAACAGTCATTTTTAAAGTTCATATCCTTGATAAGCTTTAAATAAAATATCTACATGCTAATATATTTTTCTACCAACTTAATGAGTAGTGTAAAATAGTTCCAGATAATGTTCTTGTTTTCGTCCTTCATTGTCTCCCAATAAGACTTAATCTTAACGATAAGTTGATCTGTGAACTCCGGTGATTGTTCTGTAGCACCCACAGCACTTACATCATCAGTGTAATCGTGAGTTAGGAAGAACTTTTCATCACGATTAAGGATGTGATCCTTATATTTTGGATAAACAAAATCTTTAAAAATCTTAATGACCTGTTTCTCATTAACAAGCAAAAGCATGTTCACAGAAGTCTTGAACTTATACAAATCCTCGTCTTGAGGATAGACAGTTATGAGGTCATTAATGAACTCTTTCAACTTAACGTTAAACAGATTGACACACTCTTCCTTCCTCATTGTTTTTATACATGTTTATCTGTTAAAATTTTTAAATCATTATCTCTCTCTGCTATAAATTTATCATAATTAAGTATTTTGTTATTATCAGACTCAGAAGGTGTTATAATCTTTGCATCTTTATCTAGAAACTGAAAACTATGATCCAATTTTACACCACTATTATCAACATATGAATAAGAATCAGAAAGTGTGCTACCCATCTCATTCACCATGAATGGTTCAATGTTTTCCATCTCCATTAAAAAACGAAACAAATCATCATCAGCATAAACCTTCATCTCATTTGTCAAAATACTCGGAACCCTATCAATACTTGGTAACAACTCATCCTCCTTCTCAACATCCTTAAATATGAACTTGTCAATTCCAATCTTCTTAATCAACTCATACGCTTCCTTACAATGAACACATTTCTCACTGTAGAAAAATACATATGGTTTAGATTGCGACATATATTCTTTAATTGAAAAAAAAAATTGATTTTAAATAATAATTAATTATAAACATTATAACAATATGGAAAATCCATTTTATGAATTCAATGCTACTTCACCTGTAGAAATATCTTACAAAGCAAAAGATATTGATTTGTCAATTGTGAATTCGTTAAGAAGAGTTGTTCTGTCTGAAATTGATAATGTCGGATTTTTCTTCGACCCCAATGACTTCTCGGATGACAAGGACATCAAAATTTTAGAGAATGATTCTCCTCTTCATAACGAATTCTTACAACACCGTATTGCTCTTATTCCTATCAACGTCAATCCTAAGGAACTTGAAAATTGGGATAAGGATGCTTACAAATTTGTATTACAAAAAGAAAACAATACCGGTTCTCTTATGAATGTATATACAAGCGACTTCAAGGTTATTGACACAAAAACAAATAAAGAAAACAAAGAACTGGCAAAACGTTGGTTTCCTGCTGACCCAATCTCAAAACAACATATTCTCATTACAAAGTTAAACAACAAACCAAACTCAAAGATACATATCGAGGCGTTTGCAATCATTGGACAACCTCTCAAATCTGCGTCTTTCGGTATGGTAAGCAACCTGTCTATTGAATTTGTTGTGGATGAAAAGGCGGCAACAAAAGCACTTAACACATTTCTTGAAACTAACAAAGATAAGGCATCAGTTGCAAACCTAACACATCAATTCAACTCTATTGAAAGAGAGCGTCATTATAACCGTAATAAATATAGAGAACCAAGCGTCTTTGACATTAAAATGACATCCGAATGCAGCATTCCTTGTAAATATATAATGCAAAAAGCAATCTCAATTCTTAAGGACAAGGTCATTCGATTCCAAAACTCAAATTACGAGATTGTCAATCATAACATGCTATTTTCAATTATAATCAATGATGAAAGTCATACTCTTGGCAATTTGTATCAATCTCTTGTTTTCAATCATTACATTCGTGAGAACAACGATAATGAATACAACATCAATTATGTTGGATACAATGTTCCTCACCCATTGGAGAAAATACTACTCATCAAAATCAAAGGCGATAAGCTACTTATCCTGGATGACGTTAGAACATTTGTCAATAAATCGTGTGATTACATCTACAATATGTTAAATGATATAGATAATCATTGGAATACATTATCTAATAAATAGTAAATATGAGTCTTCCTAAAATCCTTAAAAATAACTTGAATATTAACACTTTGTTTTATCAAAACTTCGACTTAAATAGTATTGAGTTTTGTTTTTTATATCTTACTTCCAAAACATTCCGCAAAAAAACAGAGGATAAACAAAAAGAAAGTATTAGCAAGCTTCGTAAAAGTTTAGGTTCTAAAATAGAAGACATTTTTGCTTCCACAATATCATCCAAAAACAAAACACTTTTAACAAATTATAATCCAAAGCTACACGAAGTATTCTTAGACGAAGAACACGCCCTAGAAGAAGAGTTCTTCTTTGTCATTGAAAAAATTGCAAAATCATACAAATTTGTCATTTTTGAGAACAACTCCTTCTATACAACAGATGATAAAGAAATAAAACAAACAGATAATATATTATTTATCCACAAAGACAAAAATGATTTCTATCCAGTGTTCTCAGACGATAAATTTGTCTTCAACATTAATGATGAAAATATTGAACTTATCCTATCCTTCATATATCAAAAACACGATACAAAAATTGTGGAAACATATAATGAAATAATCCCAACTGTTGTTCATAATGATAATGGTATAGATGAAACCATCATAGAAGAAAACACCACAGACAAAGAGATTACATTCATTGTTGACGAGAATGATATAACATTCACTGATTTGGACGAAGACCTTGTTGTAAAGTATAACAACAAAAGTTATTTACAAAAGTTTTCAGAAGAAGAACAAGTCATATACATTCAAAACTTATTCTTCAATTCAAAATCTAAATATGATAAGTCATCAGGTAAGGCATATTACTCCATGATGGAAAACATGAAACCTTCTCACAAAAGTTTATACAATTTAAATCCCAACAAGGTTGCAAACGTTCAGAAGGAACTTGAAGATTACGAATTATATATACAAGGATTTGAAGATTTCAAGAAAACGTTCCCACACAGACCATTCTTCAACTCTATTTATACACAATCAACGGACGATGCTAATGATGTATTCAACATTGCACAAAATGAAGATGTCCACAGAAACACATTCACTGCTGTCATTGAAAGATTAGACGAAACGACAACCGATGTTGACCACGAGGATTGTATGAACAACTTTAGCAAACCACAATTAGACGCCATAATGAAAGCACACAACATAGTATTAAAGGGTTCCAAAACAAAATTATGTGATGCTCTTATTTCTTACAACTTTCTTGAAACTGAAATAATAGATAGAGTGTCCAAAGTTATTAAACTATCAAAATTAAAAGAAATAGCTTTAGAAAATGACGTCAACATGAACAAGACCATCAGCACCCAAGACAAATTAATAAAACTGTTAATTGAACAAAATGTATTTTCATTTATTTACCCTTTCTTCACATTGGATGAACTAAAAGAAATTGCGAAATCTCATAGCATGCCCATTTACGAAGACTTCGAGAAGCTCATACATTCCCTTATATACGCTAATGTGCTCCTCATGACCAAAGACATTCAACCCGATTCAAATTGTGAAATTGATGATCACGTCACGGCCATCATGGCATCCAATGACGAACCCATAATCAAACGCAACTCTCAAATAGAAACATTCAGAACTCTCGCACAAGATAATATTTCATTCAATGGTTTTTACTTCAATGGAAACAAAAACTCAAAAGAGTTTGAAACTTTTGATGTGGAAAATTATCTAAATATTCTTAACAATTTGTCCAAATTCCTTCCACTCAAATGCGAACTATATTACTTTGACGGTTCAATCATAAAAGGTACAATACTAGAATCCATACAAAAGAACTCCATTCTTAAAGTTAAAACAGAAGAAAACGAAATAACATACTACAATCTACAAAATATACATAACAACAAATTCTTCTTATACACCGAACTTCATGAAGGATACAAATACAGCAAGCATGACATAAACAAAAACATATTCTTTTACATCAACCAATACCCATACAATGAAATGCTTTCCTTTGTATCCATGTCATTAGATGAGTATCTTAATTTATTCAAAACAAACATTTCTACTTTAGACACAATGAACAATTTACTAAACAAGTTCAACACATCATTTGATGAATTGAACTTCTCTGACCTTGAAGCACTAATACCGTACGTTAATACAGATGAAACAACTGATTTGAAAAATGACAACCATAATAATACTGAAACTTTTAATGAATCAAATACTTCTGTCCATGACTTCTTAAAGTTCAATAATGAAAATATATCCGACCTAAAGAAGATGTTTTTACTACACTCACAGAACTACTTCCAAGTAATCCATGATACATACAGAGAAAAGTATTCCAAACATGATAAAGGATCATTGAACACAAATGCATCATTCAAACAAAATACAAATGATAAACTGAATGTGGATAAACAGCATACATTTGATACATTTAATGAATTAAAAGCATACAGAGAACAATTGAATAGAGTGATTGAGGATAATACAGATATTGATTTGACAAAACGTGAGAAGAAGACAAACACTTATTTGAACAATTTGAAGGATGTGTTGGAAGAGTATGATGAGCTGTTAGAAGATTATAATTCGTTCTATCATACAAAACATGAGAAGGAATTCATTCAAGAGAAGTCCTATTCCAAAAAGAGCAAAAAGATGGATGGTTTTGTTCAAAGTGGAGCAAATCTCATTAATACGGATCCAAATAATCAATATACTTCCATTGAAGCCATAGAGAATGAAAACGTGTCTGAAAAGAACGAATTGATTCATTATTTATCAAAAATTGTTGGTATTCCTCTCACAAGCGGTGAGATGACATACATCACCAGACAAACGAGTTCGATATTTAATCCCATTTTGACAAAACTAAAGAAAACTAAAGCACCCAATTCTCTTAAAACAAAGAATGACGTATCATTGTGGAACCATTATACAAACATAATCATTTACGCTTCCTTTCTCACATTAATGGCACAACACAAATACACAACAAATGAAATATACAAAAAGTGCAAGAGTCTGTTCTCATTACATGGATTCCCCTTAGACACAAACAAAGAAAAGACATTTACCAAATACATGGCTTGTGTTACATTCTCCCTTTTTGGTTCATCAAATAATTACTTCCAATCTGAAGCATTTATTGATTCACAAATTATAGCTATAATAAGACTCATATTTCAATACAACCCAACCATAAAGAAAATATTTGACAATTTAGAACATATTCAAGAAGATAACATTGGTAAGAAATCTATCATTGACGATATGAAACCATTCTACAATACAGAAAAGATAACAAACACAATTGTAAAGAGTATTGACAATGTGTTAAAGAAGAATTACAAATTACACAATATTGAGTCTGCAAATTCTCAATCCCTACTCAATGCCGATAACAATCTTCAATTATTGTGTCCAAACGATAAATCTATTAAAGTGAAAATATTTGACAAACCATTTGAGCCAACCAAACAAATTGAACTGATTACCAAAACTTTTGATGATTTATATGAAGAAAACTATGATGATGAAATCACAACATATATTTCAGAATTTACAACATTATTATCATATGATTTTAAGGAGTTTGTGGATATATTTATAATACAGAAGGACAAGAGGGTGAAACAGTTTTATTATTTGTTCAAATTTAATAAATTCTATATCAACATTTTGAATAAAAATGAGGTGCTAATGGATCACTATGAAACCATAATGAATAATACAATTGATGATTCTACAAATCTTAAAACAATTATCCATAACATGTTCGTTTCTTTTGATAAAACGCTCAAAGATATTTTCAACACAACAAATATATATACATATCAAGCTACAGCAATGGACAATGACAAACGGCAATTATTTTCTTGGTGTATTAACGAGTTCAAAGCATTCATTCAAACTATTGTGGAATCCTATAAAAATTCTTACATTGACGAGGTTGCTCTAAAAGAAAATGCTGAAGTGATGCGTGAGGAAGAAAAGCTTCAAAAATTATCAAAATACGATAACATGGAAGATGACCAAATGTTCATATTTATGGAGTTAGAGAAACTAATGGGTATCAGTATTGACACCAATGCTATGGGACCTACAGATGACGATATTGAAAATGAAACAATGTTTCAAGCTTCAGAAGATGACGACATACCAGAATAGTTTGCTGTTCTAGGGTCTGAACTATGCATCAATTGTATTTCCTCCAATGTCTTATCATTTGATTGTAAATAACTTGTTATTATATCATAATCATTTACAACACCTAAAACTTCCGCTGTATTACCATTAAACTTAATATGGAATCCGTAATATTTACCAGCTCTATAAATGATAAATTCATTATCAATCTTATAAATAATATCAAACTTAACATTTGATTCATTTATTTCTTTTATTTTGTTCAAATCATTCAAAAAGTTTTTCTTTTTAATATTATTTGTTTTAATTAACTCTCTAAATTTACTTATGGGGTATTCATACACATATTTCTCTTTATCTAATATCATCTCAACATCAATTGAAAAGATGTTTGTTTTTTGACGAATACATTGTGAAAACTTTTCCGTGTGAGAACCATATTTGACAAATGATATACAGAATACACTTACAAAAAGCAATATGGATATTATAACTTTATTCATTTATATTTTGTAAAAGATATTTGTTGAACTTCATATGGCATAAAACAAGTACCATCATAGCATTGACCTGTGTAATTATCATCTTCATTGAAGAAGGGGCACTCCATGTTTCTTCTACATCTTGCATCCCAATTGGCTGGAACCGCCTTCTTCATACCCAATAAATCATTATGATGCTCACAACTTTCCTTATTCTTGTATTCAGGAAGTTCGTTCATGTTTTCATCAACACATACATTAAGAGCTGGTGGTAATTCAACATTCTTAGACATAAGGATGTATCTGTTCACATTACTGACAACATATTCACCATTAAAGAAATCATACGGTTGGTTTTTTACTAATATTGTATCACCCACTTTAACCTCCAAATCCAATAACTTATTTTGATATAAAGTTATTGTACTTGTGTTCATATCAGTCTCAGAGTATTTTCCATTAATGTTGTCCTCAATGACAAAATTGTATTTATCTGAAATAGATACTCTTTGTGGTGTATTGTTAATATTATTTGTTTCCGTAGATGGTAAATTTGAGAATGTTTTCGTTGATAACACAAGAACGCTCCTTCCAACATCGTTGTGAACAACAAATGAATAATTTTTAAAATATTTGTCCTTTAATAC